GGGGGTTCAGTGTGGGGACGCTCATGCCAGTTCGCACCCCAGGGTCGACATGATGGAATCGGCCCACGCCTTCGCGAGGGGGTAAGGCACCGCATCGGCGAGGCCGTGCTGCAGCGTCACGCATGGGAACGGCAGCAGCGCAGCGTCGGGGTAGCCCTGCAGCTTCGCGCCGCGTTTGGGCCCATAGATGCGGCCGGCGACCACCGGGTAAGCCATCAGGCTGTCGACACTGCCCGGGAACGGCGCCGCAGGCTTCTTCACATTGGTCGAGTGGGTGAACCACCGGCTGCGTGACTGGTGCGGCTGGTAGTAGTTCATCGCGTTGCACCTCGTCGCCACACACACACGGTCGAGGTCGATAGGGACGACGTTCTCGAAGTTGAACCACTCGAAGGTGATCGCGTCGAGCAGGCGGTCGACCAGGGGCGTCAGGTCCGGAAACTTCGGCGCCCGCATAGCGCGCAGCTTGCTGTGCGACTGGCAGCTCGGCCCGCCGATGACACCGTCGAAGTGCTGGCCGCGGACCAGTTCGATCAGGTCCGCGAGGTCGTGCGTCAGGGGTTCACCGCCGCAAAGCTCGCGGTACATGGCGCGCTTGTCCGGGTCGATCTCGCACCCTGCGATCACGTTGAACCCGGCGTCCATGTAGGCCCTGTCGAGCAACCCCATGCCGGTGCAGATGGAAAGGACGTTCAAGGCCGGCGCTTTCTGTAAGAAAGCCCCAAGGTGGAGACCGGGCGAAAGCGCCAACCTCCCCCGTGTGTACGGGCCCCGGTCCCCACCTTGGGGCACACAAATTCAGAAGTTGGCGCGTGCGATGCTACGCCGTTTTGAGCAACTGCTGAAAGCTTTTTCAGCAGGATTTACCACTACCCGGTAAGGCGTGCTTGTAAAAAAGCCGCCTCGGCGGGCGGCTCAGGCGATGCGGATGTCGCGCGGTAGGCTACTGAGCCACGTCGCGGCCCAGCGCCGGCCACCTGGCCGCACCTCGACCTGAGTGACGCGGCCCTCGCACCAGTCGACGCCCAGCGGGGTCAGCGACCAGCAGGCCGTGCCGTTGTTCTTGCCGGGACTGTGCACGAGCCCGTAGGCGACGGCCGCGCTCAGGGCCTTGTGGGCGTAGACGCCACCGATGCGCAGCTCGACCTGCTGCGAGGTGGCTGGCCCGTGGTCGTACAGGGCGCGGACAGCGAGACGCCAGGCGCTCATACTAGGTCGAAGTCCCGCAGTTCCTGCCACTGGTTTGACGACTCGACGAGCTCGCACTGCGCAGAGCACGAAATGTCGGGTTCCTCGTCGTAGCGCCCCGTGTTCGGGTCGAGCTCGTGCAGGTAGAACCGCCGGCCGATCAGCGGGCCGCTGCGATGGCGCAGCAGGCGGGCGCCTGGGCCGATCGACTTCTCGATCTCGGCCATTTCCTCGAAATCGGCCGGGAAGTCGCGCCGAATCTTGTTCCAGTAGCCGGCCCCGCCCTTCACGCAGCCGATGCAGTTGGCGTTGTGGTAGCCCATGCGGTACATGAGCGGCAGCACGAGGCCTGCACGCTCGACCATGGCGAGCACGTCGGCCTTGCCGAGCCCTGCGTCGATCAGCGGCGCGACGGCGCGCTTGTGGTTGTTGGCGTCAATCCAGTCATCGAACCGGCCTTGCTCGTCGGCGGTGTAGCCCAGCACCAGCGTGTCGCCGGGCTGCTCGTAGGTGGCGAGCACTTCGCGCTTCAGGTGCTTTGAGCACGGGGCGCCCTGTCGGCCCTTCAGGTAGCGACGCTTGCGGAACAGCGCCCGCGTGGACGCGCCGAACTTCTCGTCGCGCAGCACGGTGATCGGGCGACCGAACCATGCTTCGCAGTCGGCCAAGAACCGGCGGTTGTCCGGGTGTTCCTCGACGATGAAGGCGTTGACGATGTGTACTTCATAGGCGAGCCCGTACTCGGCAATTGCCAGCTTTGTCGCGACGGCAGAGGCGGCGCCGCACGAGAACTGACAGATGAGGCGGGGGCCGCTCACTCGCCCTCCTTCACAGTGTCGAACTCAGACGCCACGGCCGCCATGCCGAGGCACTTGCGGGCGAACTCGCAGTTTGCGCAGGCCTCGACCATGTCGGTGCGCAAAAGCCGCGGCAGGCGGCCCTTGCTGCGCTTGGTGATGGGGCCGGCCGCCTGTTCGATCTCGATGGCGCGGGCGGCGCTCGGCTTGCGGTGACGGCACGCGTACTGCTCGAGCACGTTCACGCTGGTGCCCACGCCGTCGGCGAGCTCGATCTGTTCGGCTGCGGTGGCCGCGCGCAGCCAGCGCTTCAGGGTGTCATTCATGCGACACCTCCCACGTCTTAGGGGGCTGGCACAGCGATTGCCTTAGCAATTGCTGGGATAATGTTTTCGAGGCTTTCATTCATGCAACTCCTTCTCCCCGATATTAGCACTTGCTTAAAGTCGCGCAAGGTAGATAAAAACCCTTGCGCACGCCTTTCACCCCATGCTACCTATCGAACCATGGCTAAAAAAGACGTTCTAGACATCCGCCGCGAGCGGCTGCGCGAGCTCATGCGAGTGCGCGGCGGGCCTGGCGCCTTGGCGAAGAAGCTGGGCTACTCGTCGGGGAGCTACCTGAGCCAGGTGGCCGGCCCGACACCCACCCGCGAGATCAGCGAGCGCGTGGCCCGGGCCATGGAGAAACTGCTGACGCTGCCCGACGGCTACCTCGACCGCGAGGACGATGCCCCGACCAGTGTGCCGGCGGTCGACGTGCAGGCGCCGCTCGTCGCCGACATCGTGCGCGTTGTCTTAGACGTGATCGACGATAGCAAGCAGCGGCCCTCGGGCGAGAAGATCGCCCAGGTGGTTGCACTGGCCTACGAGCAGGCGGCCGTGACAGGGCATGTCGATCGCGAATACGTCAGGCGGCTTCTGAAACTGGTAATCTGAAAAGGCAACACTCAGATGACGAGCGAACTGCTCACGCAGCGGATTCAGTACCTGATCGAAGAGGGCAAGGTCTTGGAAGACCCGCTCGAGGAGCTGCGCCGCGACGTGCGGCGAGCCCTGCGCATCGCCGTGACGGCCATGGTCGTCTGCACCGCAGTCGGGACCCTCACCGCAGTGTGCGTGCTGCGCTGACGTAGACCAGTTCGCCCCGCGACGAGCCGCCTTCGGGCGGCTTTTTGTTGGGCGCGGGTTTTCGCTAGTGCTAAATGTCCTTGCGCAACTTTTAGCAGACGTCTATAGTCCAGTCCCAGAGCAACCAATTAGCAGTTGCTATAAGGACGGACATGCTCCGCGATCAACTTGAACTGCCGGTCATCGAGCCGATCGCCCTGCCGGGGCGCTTCGCCGACTGCCAGTTCGGCGACTTCGACGACACGCCCAGCAAGATCGTCGGCGACTACTTCCTGAAGAAGTACCGCGACCGCGCCGCCCAGGTGGGCGTGCAGACCGTGGCCCGACAGCTTCGGAAACAGGGGTGCCCTGTCGAGATCGCGGCCGTGATCCTGGCGGTGCGGTCATGAGCGCGCAGCAAGTTGATCTTTCAGGCGCCGAGCTCGACACGCTGATCGCGCTTGTCGAGCGCGGCCCGCTATGGGACGGGGACGTTCCGAGCAAGAGCGGCCGCGACGGGTTGATCTCCCGGGGACTGGCCGTGAAGGTCGTGGTCAACGGCACCGACGGCTGGCAGGCCGCTACTTACAACGGACGCGACGCCTATAAGGCGCATTTCCCCGGGCCCGACGGAGTGGCCGACACGATCCACGAGGCGCGCGTTAACCGGATGACGCGGCGCGCCATCAACAGCGCGAGCGCTAAATGATCCGCGCCCTCATCGCCCTGAACGCAGGCCTGATCCTCGGCGCCCTCTTCGATTGGGCCCCGATCCGCGCGATCCGTCGCGCCTACTGCCGGCTCAAGCTGCACTACGTGCTGCTCGAGATCGTCGACATCTGCGACGACATCACCGACGCGATGCACGACCGCGACCACCTGCTCGCGGAAGGCCTCACCGATTTCTACACCCAGTTGTGCAACGAGCGCGACGAGCTTCGAGTGAAGCTGCGCTACCTATCCTGAAAGGAAACCCTGTGAACGAGACCGCATCCAGCTACACCCCCGAAGAAAACTACAGCGCGACGCTGCTGGTCGACGGGGGCTACGTCCACATCAACGCGAAGACCTTGGCCGCGTTGGTCAAGACGGTCGCCCAGCTTCGCCCGACCGAGGGCATCGGCAAGACCACGCCGGCCGAGTCGGTGAAAGCCGAACCCGCGAAGCCCAAGGCCGAGCCGAAGAAGGAAGCCGCCGCGCAGGTGGAAAAGCAACCTGCCGCTGGTGCGGCGGGGGTTGGTTCTACTCCGACGCCGGCTTCGGCCCCTGCGGCTGTCGCCTCTTCGCAAGCCTCGGCGTCGACTGACGAAGCCCCTCGCCCCACCTACGACGACGTGAAGAAGGCGGTTCTCGCGATGGCGAAGATCAGCGGCGACAAGGCGCTCGCGACGCTCAAGTCGTTCACCGGCCAGAACGGCGAGCCGTGCGACCACGGCACGAAGCTCAAGCTCGAGGACTACCCCGCGTTCCTGGCGAAGGCGCAGCTCGTGCTCGACGAGGTGAAGGCGTGAGTTTGAAGGACATCCCCGGATTCGAGGGCCGCTACATGGTCAGCGACGAGGGGTTCATCCTCAACCTGCGCACGGGCACGCCGCTCGAGCCGCGATGCGACCGCGACGGATACCGGCAGGTCAACCTGTGGAACCCGGAGACGAAGCGCTACACCACCGTCAAGGTGCACCGCGTCGTGGCCCTGGCATTCATCGGGGAACCGCCAGCGGGTAAGCCGCGGGTCGACCACCGTCGCGGGCTCGCTGCCGGCGACGCCGTGGGCAACCTACGGTGGGCGTCGGCGAGCGAGAACACGTTGAACCGCCACGCCCCCGCGCGAGGTGCGTCAGGTGAACTCGGCGTCTGCCTGCGCAAGCATCGCGGCAACCCGTGGCAGGCGTACACCGCCGCTGGCGGTCGATTCAAAACGATCGGCCACTTCGCAACCAAAGCCGAGGCGGTCACCGCCCGGCGTAACTACATGGAGCAGCACCATGGCTGAACACGCCAGGCTCTGTAGCCCCTCGGGGGCTGAAGGATGGTGGGGGTGCGCAGGCCGCATCGTCATGGAAGCCGGGCACGCCGATCAGGACACCGACTACAGCAGCGACGGCACGGCGCGGCACGAGGTGTGCGCGACCTGCCTCACCTCGCCGCAGCACCCTGAGCAGTTTGTCGGTCACGGCATCCCCGTGGGTGACAAGACCGTCACCTACAAACCCGAATGGGTCGAAGAGGATCAGGACTACGTCGACATCGTGCGCAGCCTGGCCGAGGGCGGCGAACTGTTCGTCGAGCGCCGCGTCAACTTCGAGGCCTACACCGGCGTGAAGGGTGACAGCTTCGGCACGGCCGACGCGATCGTGCTGAACAAGTTGCCCGACGGCCGCGGGTTCGGCTTCGTGAAGTACGAACTGATCGTCGTGGACCGCAAGACCGGCTACGTCGAGGTCGAGGTCGAGCACAACAAGCAGTTGATGCTCTACGCGCTGGGCGCCCTGGCCGAATTCGGCATGGCCTACGACATCGCCCGCGTGCGGCTCGTGATCCACCAGCGCCGCGCCCGCGAGTGGGACTGCTCGATCGACGAGCTGCTGCAGTTCGGCCAGCAGGCCCGCGAGAAGGCGCAGCTCGTCGTCGATGCCGTGGCCGAGCACGGGGTGATCCCGGTCGAGAACTGGCAGCGCATCTACCTGAACCCCGAGCCGAGCGAGGACGCCTGCCGGTACTGTCGTGCCATGGCTTCGTGCCCGGCCATGCAGGCGAAGGTGCAGTCGCTCGTTGGCGCCGAGTTCTCAGTCATTGCGCACGAAGCCGAGAAGGGCATGCCGCTGTCGACTCTGCCGGAAGACCCGGCCGAACTCGGCGTTGTCATGGCCTCGGTCGGTCTGCTGGAAGACTTCTGCAAGGCCGTGCGTGCGGAGACCGAGCGTCGCCTGCTCGCGGGCAAGGAAGTACCCGGCTTCAAGCTCGTGCTCGGCAAGCAGGGCGCGCGGAAGTGGGCCGACGAGAAGGCGGCCGAGGACATGCTGCGCAAGCAGTTCCGACTGCCGATCGAGCAGGCCTACGACCTGTCGGTCATCAGTCCGACCACGGCCGAGAAACTGACCAAGGGTGAGAAGCCCGTGATCGGCCCTCGCCAGTGGAAGACCGCGCAGGCGCTGATCACGCGCAGCGAGCCGAAGCCCTCTGTCGCCCCGATCACCGACAAACGCGACGCCTACGTGCCGCCCAACGCGGCCGACGACTTCGCACCGATCCCCGAATCTCAACCCCAAGAGGCCGAAGCCGGTCTCGCACTTTGCTGAAAGACCATCACCATGAAACTCACTTCAGTTCGTCTCAGTTTTCCTGACCTCTTCCAAGCCACGCAAGTGAACGGCCAGGGCGAGCCCGCCTTCCGCGCTCAGTTCCTCGTCGAGGCCGGCAGCGCCCAGCACAAGGAGATCGAAGCCGAGATCGAGAAGGTCGCCGCGGCCAAGTGGCCGAAGGACTACAAGAAGATCCTCGCCGCGAACGAAGGCATCCCGCAGAAGCACTGCTTCATCGACGGGAAGAAGCGGGCCTATGACGGCTACGAAGGCATGTTCGCCCTGTCGGCCACCCGTCAGGAAAAGAAGGGCCCGCCGCTGCGCTACGACCAGAAGAAGGTGCTTCTCGACAAGGACAACGGCACGATCTACGCCGGCTGCTACGTGAACGCGAGCGTGTCCTTCTGGTGCCAAGACAACCAGCACGGCAAGGCCGTGCGCTGCGAACTGCTGGGCGTGCAGTTCGCTCGTGACGGCGACTCGTTCGGTGGCGGCAGCAAGCCAAACCCCGACGACTTCGACGACATCGCCGAAGGCGCCGCAGCCGCGGACCTGGCTTGACCCTCATGCGCACACGCATCGAGAAAGAACGCGGAGGCTGGCTGCTCCGCGTTTGGAACAAGCGGCACGACGAGGTGGCCTACGCCTCGTTGTCGCTGCAGGGGCTGTGCGCCGAGATCAGTTTCCCGACCGAGTGGCACGAGAGTGCCCGCGGTTGGGTACGACTCGGGTTCGGGCTGTTCCGTGTTGCCTTCTCGTTCCCGTGGACGCGGCTCGCCCCTGACTACCATCAGTGCAGCGGCCCGATCTACGGGTTCGTCTTCTTCGAGGACGGGCTGCACTTGCATTGGGGGCAGCAGCAAGGTACGCGCGGCGACCCTTTCGCGATCGTCCGCATGCCGTGGGCGTGGCGGTTCGTCAAAGGCTCGCACAAGAAATTGAGCGAGCCCGAGACCTACCCCTACATCTACGTCTTGCGTTCAGGCGAAGTGCAGCACCGCACGGCCACCATTCAGGCGGAAACGCGGGCATGGTGGCGCCCGTGGCTTCCGTTCCGGCGCGTCTACCGCGGCATCGACATCACGTTCAGCGACGAGGTCGGCGAACGTAGCGGCTCGTGGAAAGGCGGTTGCATCGGCTGCAGTTACGACATGCGGCCAGGCGAGTCGCCTGCTGCAGCGCTGCGCCGCATGGAAGCCGAGCGCAAATTCTGAATACAGCGGGAACGTCCGAATCCTAGCCTCGACTAAGCCCCGAGGTAACAAGCCCCAGGAGACCCGCACGGCGTGCCCGGTGATGCTTTGGCGCTGTGCATCCGGTTCAAGCGGTGGACGTTGGCAACCACATGGCCGCGATCCTGGGGAACAGGCTCTTTTTCTTTGGAACCTATGAATTGGACTGAGCAACCAGCACGCGGCACCGTGGTGTTCGACACCGAGGTCTACAAGGACTACTTCCTCGTCGCCTTCAAGAACATCGCCACCGGCACGACGCGGCATTTCGAGTGCTACGAGGGTCATCCGCTGTCGCAGCAGGTGATCCACATTCTCAAGGCCTGGCGGCTGGTCAGCTTCAATGGCCGGCGCTTCGACATGCCGATTCTGATGCTGGCCTGCGCCGGCCACCCGCCGCAGGTCATGAAGGACGCGGCCGAGGCGATCATCGTCGAGAAGCTGAACCATTGGGACGACGAGTTCAAGCGCCGGTTCCCCGACGCCGACTACTACACCAAGGACTACGACCACATCGACCTGTTCGACGTGCCCGCTGGCCGCATGAGCCTGAAACTGTACGGCGGCCGGCTGCACTCGAAGCGCATGCAAGACCTGCCGATCGAGCCGGATCAAAGCATCAGTCCCGAGCAGCGTGCGCTGCTGGTCAGCTACTGCACGAACGACCTCGACACGACGATCGACCTCTACCGCTACCTCAAGCCGCAGATCGAGCTGCGCGAGCGCATGAGCAACGAATACAACTTCGACCTGCGCTCGAAGTCTGACGCCCAGGTGGCCGAGGCGGTGATCAAGGGTAAGGTGCGTATCGCGCTGGGCGGGTCGCAAATCGAGGTGCCGAAGATCGAGCGCGGTACGCTGTTCAAGTACCAGCGCCCGCACTTCGTGTGCTTCGACACGCCGGTGCTGAAGGAAACGCTCGCCGCCGTCGAGTCGGCCGAGTTCTACGTGCAGGAGACCGGCTACCTGGCCGAGCCGCCCGAGCTCAATCGCGACATCGTGATCGGCTCGTCGAAGTACCGCATGGGCATCGGCGGCCTGCACTCCATGGAGAAGAAGCAGATTCACGTGGCCGACGGCTGCACGCTGATCGACCGCGACGTGGCGAGCTACTACCCGGCCATCATCCTGCAGCTCGGCCTGTATCCGAAGCAGATGGGCTCGACGTTCCTGCAGGTCTACCGCGACATCGTGAAGCGCCGGCTTGAGGCCAAGGCCCGCGGCGACAAGACCACCGCCGACAGCCTGAAGATCACGATCAACGGGTCGTTCGGCAAGTTCGGCAGCAAGTGGTCGACGCTCTACTCGCCCGACCTGCTGCTGCAGGTGACGGTGACCGGCCAGCTTTGCCTGCTGATGCTGATCGAAATGCTCGAGCTCGAAGGCATCAGCGTCGTCAGCGCGAACACCGACGGCATCGTGATCAAGTGCCCGAACGGGCGTGAACGCGACATGGACGCCGTCGTGCGGGCCTGGGAACTGTGCACCGGCTTCGAGACCGAGGGCACGCCCTACAAGGCGCTCTACTCGCGCGACGTGAACAGCTATATCGCCGTGAAGCCTGACGGCGAGGCGAAGCGCAAGGGCGCGTTCGCAGAGGCCAAGATGGTGGGCAGTTCGTGGCCCGCGCCCGAGAACGATGTTTGCGTCGAGGCCGCGGTCGAACTGCTGACCAAGGGCACGCCGGTCGAGGACACGATCGCCCAGTGCAACGACGTGCGCAAGTTCGTCAGCGTGCGGCGCGTGGCCGGCGGCGCCGTGAAGGGCGATCAGTACCTCGGCAAGGCGATCCGCTGGTACTACGCCGAAGGCGAGACCGGCGCCATTCACTATAAGACGAACGGCAACAAGGTCGCCAAGAGCGACGGGGCGCGGCCACTGATGGACCTGGGCGACGGCTCGGTGCCCGCTGACCTTGACCGCGGCTGGTATGTGCGCGAGGCATATTCGATCCTCGCCGACGTTGGCTACAAAGTGAAAGAACTGGCATGAAGGACTTCTACGAGCGCTACTACCCGCCGATGACCGGCGACGATGACGAAGACCCTGAACCACGCGCGCCAAAGTGCAACCGCTGCGGCTCGACGCAAGTGCGCTGGCGCCAGCAGGGCGGCAAGTGGGTGCTGTTCAGCCTGAAACCGGGAATTGAGCACGTCTGCCCCGTGGTCGACGAGTTCGACGTGCTGCCCGATTAGGGTTTTTCCTTGAGCAAGACTTTTAGCAGGTGCTAATATCTGCTCATCGCATCAACAACCCAAGACCATGCGCCACACCTACAGCACCCTCGCCATTGCACGCCGCCACCCGCGGCTGTTCAGCAAGCTCGTCGCGGCCTGCCGGAGCACGACGTGCTGACGCTTGAAAGACTGAAGGCGCTGATGGCCTACGACCCCGAGACAGGCCTGTTCACGCGGCTCGACTTGCGCGGAGGTGCTACCGCGCAGCCATCGACGCTCGACGACATGGGATACGTCCGCGTCTGCATCGACTACAAGCGGTTCCGCCTGCACCGCTTGGCCGTGTTCTACATGACCGGCGCGATGCCAACCGGCCATGTCGACCACATCAACGGGGTCCGACACGACAACCGCTGGTCGAACCTGCGCGTCGTCTCGCACCGCACGAACATCGAGAACCGTAAAGGCCCGAACGCAAACAGCAAGACGGGACTGCTCGGCGTGCACTTCAGCCGCAGCGACAACAAGTTCAAAGCGCAGATAACCGTCAACTACAAGTTCGTCTCCCTCGGGCGCTTCGACACCGCAGAGGAAGCGAGCAAGGCCTACATGGCGGCGCGGCGTCGCCTCCACCAAGGAAACACCCTATGAACCTCGACTTTTGGATCACGAGCGAAGGCGTGCATATCGTGCTGATCGACAACTACACCGTGCGCCATGTCGGCGTGCTTTGGATCACAGCGTGATCGTGCTCGCCGTCCTGCACGTCATCGCCCTCGTGGCCGTCCTTTGGATCGAACGCAAATGACACCCTACAACACCGGCAAAGTGAAGATCGGCGCGACCTACACCCCGCGCCCCCGCCCCGAGTATTCGCACGGCTTCAGCGGCCCGCACAAGCGGCCGTTCTTCGACAAGGTCGACACGCCTGTGATGAAGGCCTGCCTGCTGGCGGCCATCGCGTTCGTCGTGATCGTGCTGACGGGGTGCGGCGGGGCCCCGCGCGTAACGGTCCTCTGCGGGCTCGACGGCAACGCGTACAGCGCCCGCTTCACGACCGACGCGGTCGCGCAGCTCAGGCGCATGCCCGAAGGCGACCCGCTCTGCGCGAAGCTCAAGGCGGCGCCGACGACATGACCCCCTTCGACGACTTCTTCAAGGCGAACTATCGCCGCATGGTCGGCTACTGCACGGGGCTCGGCCACCGCGAGGCCGATGTCGAGGAAGAAGTCGCCGACGTGATCCTGACCCACTACGACGAATACATGCAACGCATCGAAGGCCCCAACCCGCAGGCCACGGCCCGCGCGTGGATGAACCGGCGCGTGCTGCTGAACCTGAAGACCCGCTACCGGCTGCACGCGAACAGCAAGACCGAGCCGATCGACGACGAGCACGAGGTGCTGACGTTCGACGACCCGGCCGAAATCCTGAGCGTCAAGCAGCGCCTGCCCGAGGTGCACCCGCTGCTGATCAACTACGAGCCCTATGGTGGCACGGCCAGCGCGAAGGGCGAGAACACCAGCGCCGACAAGACCCGGTTCTGTCGCGAGCGCAAGAAGTTCCTGAACGCGCTGAACGTATGAAATACCGCGACCTTCAGGAGCGCCTGCTCGCGAACAGCGTGCCAGAGCACACCGGCCACACGATCAACGGCGAGCCGTCCGAGTGCTGGATATGGATCGCCCGGCAAAATGGTCGCGGCTACGGCGTGCTGAACCTGCGGCTGAACGGCAGGCACGTCACGAAGAAAGCGCACCACGTGGCCACCCAGGTCTTCGCAGGCGTCACGCTCGATCAGGAACGCGACACCTGGGAGCACCACTGCAAGCAGCCGCTGTGCATCCACCCCAACCACGGCGAGCCGATGTCGAACGCGAAGAACGCGGGCGGTCGGAGAAACGGAAGACGATGAGTGCGCTAGGACCTGCCTTTGATCGCTTCGCCAGGCTGGCGAAGCCCGCGCGCGAGCGCGACATTGAGGCGTACCTGAAAAAGCGGGTCAAAGAACTCGGCGGCGAGATCAGGAAGACCAAATGGGTCGGGCGCGTCGGTGCGCCTGATCGGCGCGTAATGCTGCCCGACCGGGCGCCGGTGTGGGTGGAATTGAAAAACCCCGAGACGATCGCGACGTTCCCCGCCAACGGGCACGAGCGGCAGCAGTTGCGCGAGATCAATCGCATGCGCCGCCTGGGCGAACTGGTCGAGGTCATTGGCACGATCGAAGGCGTCGAGGAGTTGCTTCGTGGCTGAAGAGTGGCGCCCGGTCGTGGGGTTCGAGGGCTACTACGAGGTGTCGAACCTCGGGCGTGTTCGCTCGGTGACACGCGTGTCGCGCAACGGCAATGGGCCGTGCACGAAGCGCGGATGTCTTATGAAGCAGAGCCGGAACAGCGCCGGCTACCTCGCCGTACAACTGAGCCGCGACGGCGTGCGTGTGTCGAAGACGGTGTCAAGTTTGATCGGCGCCGCGTTCCTCGGTGCTGCTGAAGAGGTCGACCACCGCAACCGGCAGCGCGATGACAACCGACTAGAGAACCTGCGCCCGGCGACCACTCGACAGAACGCAGCGAACACCGGCCCGCGTCGACGCAACAAGAGTGGCTACAAAGGGGTGTCGCCGTTTAAGACCCGGGACTGTTGGCGCGCCGTGATCTTCGTCGACGGCAAGCAGAAGCACCTCGGCTATTTCGACGACCCGATCGACGCCGCGCGGTGCTATGACGCGGCGGCTAAGGCGCTGCACGGCGAGTTCGCGTGGTTGAACAATGCGTGACCTGACGCTCAGGCCCTACCAGCCGCTAATGCGCGACCACGTCATCGACACGCCGCGCGGCGCGCTGTTCGTCCCCATGGGCATGGGCAAATCGTCGGCCACGCTGTCGGCCATCGCCGCGATCCTGCTGGCCGAGCGGATCAAGGTGCTGATCGTGGCACCCGTGCGCGTGGCCCGCGACACCTGGCCCGACGAGCTGCGGCGCTGGAAACAGTTCGCACACCTGCGGTTCTCGGTCGTCGTCGGCAGCGCCGAGGAACGGGCCCGAGCCCTGGCCGTCGACGCCGACATCTACACCGTGAACTTCGAGGTGCTGCCCTGGCTCGTCGAACGCCTGGGCGACAAGTGGCCGTTCAGCATGGTCGTCGTCGACGAGTCGTCGAAGCTGAAGGGGTTCCGGCTGCGGCAAGGTACGCAGCGGGCCCGCGCGTTGGCGAAGGTGGCACACAAGCATGTGCAGCGGCTGGTGCTGCTCACCGGCACGCCCAGCCCGAACGGGATCATGGACCTGTGGGGCCAGATGTATTTCATCGACGCCGGCCAGCGGCTGGGCCGCACGTTCAGCGGCTTCACCGGCCGGTGGTTCTACAACGTCGCGAAGGGCGACAGCGGGTTCACGCAGCTCGTGCCGCACGCCCACGCTCAAGGCGAGATACAGGAGCGCATCCGCGACGTGTGCCTGAGCCTGAACGCGAAAGACTGGTTCGACATCGCCGACCCGGTGCGCAACGTGATCAGGGTCAAGATGCCGGCCGACGCGATGGCGCGCTACCGCGAGCTCGAGAAGGACCTCTACACCCAACTGAACGGCCACGAGGTCGAGGCGGTGAGCGCGGCGGCCAAGTCGGTCAAGTGCCTGCAGATGGCGAGCGGCGCGGTCTACACCGACGAGACCTGCAGCGCGTTCACCGAGGTGCACGACGCGAAGCTGCAGGCCCTCGAGTCGGTGATCGAGGAAGCGGCCGGCATGCCGGTGCTGGTGGCCTACCACTTCAAGAGCGACCTCGCGCGGATCGCGAAGGCGTTCCCGCAGGCCGCGAACCTGGCGACCGATCAGGGCATGGCCCGGTTCAAGGCCGGCGACGCGCCGCTCGGGCTCGCCCACCCGGCCAGCTTGGGGCACGGCGTGGACGGCCTGCAGCGGGTGACGAACATCGTGTGCTTCTTCTCGCAGTGGTGGAACAGCGAAGAGCACGACCAGTTCGTCGAGCGCGTGGGCCCGGTGCGCCAGGCTCAGGCAGGGCTCGATCGCCCCGTGTTCGTGCACTACCTCACGGCCGAGGGCACGGTAGACGAACTGGTCGTCGCTCGGCGAGACTCCAAGCGCAGCGTGCAGGACGCGCTGCTCGACTACTTGAAAGCGAAAGGAATCAAATGAACAAGCCGTTCTACTGCGGGCCGCACGACCGATCGTTCGCGATCGGCGGCCACTGCCCCGACTGCGCTGCTGCTCGCGGGGTCAGGGCTGCACGCGCCGCGGCCGACGACGCCCTGAGCGAAGCCGGGCTCGGCGTGCCGATCGACGTTGGTCCCGTGGTCAACCGCATGGAGCAGCACAACGCCGAGGCGCGCGAAGCCCTCGCGAATTTCCGCGCTGCGGCCAGTTCCCTCGACACCCAGGTCGCAGGCGACCACTACAAGAAGCTGAAGATTCAGCCGATCGAGTACATCCACGCGAACGGCATCCCCTTCGCCGAGGGCAGCGTGATCAAGTACGTGACCCGCTGGCGCGAGAAGGGTGGCATCAAGGACTTGGAGAAGGCTCGCCACTTCCTCGACCTGCTGATCGAGCTCGAACAGAAGAAAGCGTCGCCATGAACGAAGACCTGATCGCCGAACTGTGGGCCCGCGCGCTCGTCGAGGGTGAAGGGGTCCGCGGCGTCGGCCAGCGCATGGCGCAGCTCGTGGCTGAAGAGTGCGTGCGGGTGATTGAAGAGAACCCGAAGCACGGCGGGTTCATGCTGGCCGACGCCATCCGTGAAAAGTTCGGCTTGTCCGAAATTTGAGCAACTGCTAAATTGCACAACATGGTCGCCACACAACTCACGCTCACGCAGCTCGCCGTCGCCCTGGGCATCAGCGAGCGGCAGGCCGCCCGGCTCGCGCGTGACGGACTGCCCAGCACGCCGGTCGGGCAGCGTGGTAAAAGGTACGACTTGGCCGAGTGCAAGGCCTGGCTCCGCGGAACGTACCAATGTCGATCAAGAGAACCAAAGCCGGCGGCTACGAAATCAATGTCTGCGTCAACTATCAGCGCGTTCACCGCCGCCTGCCGCCAGGTACAAGTGCGAGTGAAGCCAAGCGAGTCGACGCAGAGCTGAAGGCCGCGCTCGGCAAGCGCGCCGGCCCGGTGATCCCGGGCGACCCCGGCATGACCGAAGTGATGGCCCTCTACATGGGCCACCTTGAGACGCTTCGCAGCCCCGACACCGCCCGCTACCACGCCCTGCGCATCGGCCAGTGGGTCGGCCGCTACAAGGCGTCAGAGGCCCGCGCCTGCGCGGCGCATATCGTCAAGGACATGACCGGCGCCTACAAGCCGGCCACGATCAATCGCAGCCTTGGCGCCCTGAAGAAAGCGCTGCGCCTCGCGTGGGAGAGCGGCGCCACGCCGGTCAACTACAGCGAGCACGTCAAGCGCTTGCCCGAGAATAATCAGCGCACGGTCTACCTGTCGCTCGAGCAGGTGCGCCACCTGGCCGACCACGCGAGCGAGAACGTCCGCGCCGCCATCTGGATCGCGTTGCTGACCGGGTGCCGGCGCGGCGAGGTCTGTAAGGTGAGGGCGGGGGACATCGGCACCGATACGATCAAGCTGCAGGCTGGCAACACGAAGACCCTGCGCTACCGCGAGGTACCGATAACGCCGGCCCTGCGCCCATGGCTCAAGTACCTGCCACTGCCGATCAACTACGAGGGCGTGAAATCGGGCTTCCGACGGGCCCGCGAGGCGGCCGGCATGGAGAACGTCAACTTCCACGACCTGCGCCACTCGTGCGCGACCATCCTGCTCGGGCTCGACGTGCCGCTGCACGTCGTGCGTGACATCCTCGGCCACACCTCGGTGAAAACAACGGAGCGCTACACCCACGTGCAGGTCGCCCCGCAGCGCGCCGCGCTCGAAAAGCTGGGCGATGCAGTCAGCGCGGCGTGAGCTTCTTCCACGCAGGCACTCGCGGCGGTGCGATCAACGCCTCGCCTCGAACACCCTTGTTGTAGCGCTTGTAGAGGGTCGTGAACCCGATGCCGGTGCGCTTCGACCACGCCAAGATGCACAGCGTCTCGCCATTGATCTCGACCGGGCGCACATCCGTTCTGTTCTCCGCCTGCTGAAGCATCGTCGCCCAGCGGCAATTAGCCGGCTCGTAGTGCCCATTCGGGTCAATACGGTCAAGCGTGAGACCTTCGCGGTAGCCGTTCGCCTCGGCCCAAGCCTTGAACGCCGGGAAAGAACTCCATTCGTCGCACACCCGCACACCCTTACCTGCGTACCAACGTGCGTTGGTCCCGCGCGGATTGTTGCATCGCCAGCGCATACCGCGCCAAGTGGTGTAGAGCCGGGTCTTTGTCTCGCCGTGTCGTTCGTGCATGCGCGAACTTTACATCGGTTTCACCACTTGCGGCAATGGTGAAAAAGATGGTCCGACGCCGCCCGCCCATGTCCGCCAAGTCGTTGATTCGCAAGGCCTTTCCGGGCTGACAGGAGCCGCCGAACTGCCTTCACACGGCAGGCGCAATGCCTTAAGAATCAACAACTTAGACCGCGCTGGTGTAACGGCTGGTGCAAAAGTTGGGCGGTTAACTCAGCGGTAGAGTGCCACCTTCACACGGTGGAAGTCGCAGGTTCGACCCCTGCACCGCCCACCACCCCCGGGGCTGCGGCTATCATCGCGCCGCCAACCAACTACCCCCGGGGGGATTCATGCAGCTCGAAGACGAGAAGTTCGCTTGCCTGTTGCGGCGAGCACTGGCCGCGCCTGGCGGCGACGCGTGGCGTCAACTGTTCGCCCAGCAGCAAGGCGGAACAGCCGACGTTGCGTCGGCCATGTCCTTGATCAATGACGTGCTGCAGAAGGTCGCAGAAGGCGACCGCCCCGAGGAATACGAGCCCGCGATCCGGGCCACGCTGGTCGGCCTGCAGAAGAACGTGGCGGCCGAGTGCGCCAAGATCGCCGACGACGTTGACGATCTATCTGGCGTCGGCTACAGCATCAGCCTTCGGTTCGGGCTTCGCTGATCATCGCGTCGAGCGACGCGATGTTCATGGTCAGGCGGGCTCGCGCTTCGGCCACGGCCTCAGCACTGACCTCGGTCTTGCCGTCGACCATCGCTTGCTGTACCAGCGGGGCCAGCGTGCTGATCAGCACGCTCGCGTCGTTGATGGTGCTGACGACATCCAGCAGTGAAACCTTGCTCATTTCGATTCTTCCTTCTTCCGCAGTTCAGCCTCGAACTGCAACAACATCGGCTGCAGGCCCTGCATCACCCCGACATAGTCGCTGCACGGGGGCTTGCAGACGGCCAGCAATGCTGCAGCCTGGTCGATCTTCACCAGCGCCTTCTTCGCGTTCACGCTGGCGCGGGCCGCCTGCTCGGGTGTGATGCGGCCGCGGGCGAGCGATGACTTCGTGAGATCGACGTAGGCGTTCGTCGTGTCGTAGGCCGCCTTGAGTTGGCCATTGCCTGGGGGTGCCACGCTTGCACACGCCGTCACCAGCGCGGCAGCAACGATAGCGAGAAACTTCTTCATGCGGATTTTTCCTTCGTGAAATAGAACACCCAACCGCCGAGCCTGACGCCCAGCCACATCAGCGCGCGTCGCCATGCCGGCTCTTCGTGGCGCATGGCCGCGTAGAACACCGCGTCGGCGAACTCGCGCGGGCGCTCGCCGGTGCTGTAGAGGTAGTCGTGAACGACTGCCGATTTCCGAGCCTTGCCGCCGAAGAGCATGAACATGCCGGGGAACCGCGGCACGCTTGCGAGGTCGGTGATGAAGCCCTCGGGCACGGTGAACAGTTCGCTCGCGCCGCTGGCCGCGTAGACGGTGAACGAGAACGGCAAGTGCAGCCGCCACTCGCCGCCGTCGACCGGCTCGAGCAGGCACGGGGAATTGAAGTGCACGGTGTCGACGTTCATGCTTAGGCCACCTTCAGGTTCTCGGCGATGCGCTGCGTCCAACCACGCCCGAAGGTCGGCCAGGTGGGCAGGTCGTTCAGGTAGTCGAGCCGGTAGCCGTTGAAGCGGGCGAGCAGCCGCGCCGTCGGCATGCTCTGCACGGCCTGCAGCGTGTGCGGGCCGAGGCCTCCGTCAGGCAGTTCGCCCACGGCGCGCTGCAGCAGGCGCACGGCGGTCGTGTAGCCGCTGTTCACCGCCGTGTCGAAGAGGTCGAACTTCAGCGCATCGGGCACGATGTCGCAGCCTGCCGGGCCCCAATAGTCGCGACGGTAGAGGTACTTCGCACGTTCGAGCGTCAGGTTCGGGATGTCTTCGAGCGGGTACCGCCGCTTGCTGATCCCGTACTTGGTCGCGCCGCCCGGGTCTTTCGGGTGGTTGACGTAGCCGCCCTCATGGCCGATTAAGCGCTCGAATGCGGTGTCGTAGTCCATCACTTCACCTGATAGGCGCCGCTGATGTAGTAGGCGCGGTTTGCCGTGTCCGTCGTGTGGAACGACAGCACGAGCGTGTTGTTCGCGACCGAGCCCTCGATCGCGCCGGTGTCCACCGTGGTCGCCACGCCCGTGACACCGATGGCGTTGAACACGCCCGCGGCGTCGGTCAGCGACGTGAAGTCGGACGCGATCGGCAGCGTGAGCTCGAGCGCGCAGAAGCCGGCCGCCGTCGGGTCGATGGTGATGCGACCGGCGAAGAAGACCTCGTCGCCGATGCGCGCGTAGTGCATCGACCCGGGCGTCGCGGCGGCCACGTTGGTGCCGAGCGTGGCGGTCGGCGTCCAGCGGCCCGACAGCAGCGTCTCACGTTCCTCAGTGATCACGGCCTGGTAGCCCATCACCCACAGTCGATTCTTGTGCGCACCGCCACCGGCCGACACGATGCACATGACGAGGCACGGTGGCGCGGTGGTGTTCGGTTTGTAGAGCGCGAGGCCTTCGGGCTCGTAGAACGTGCCGTCGGCCGTGGCCTCGGTGATGCCCACGCTGACCGAATTGTTCGACTGCTCGAGGCGGCCGTCGAGGCTGTAGCGGTCGATCCGCTTGCCGGTCAGCGCCGAGTTGCCCGACACGATGTAGATGCTCGCGCCGTCGCAGGCGATGCCTTGCAGCGGGCGGAACGTGGCGGCCGTGTCGTCGCTGATGATCGCGCGGCTGACGTTGAACTCATACAGCCTGTAGTCGCCTGCACCGCCGGCCACGAGCGCCGGCAGGTCGAACACGCGAATCCAGAAGTCACGCGAGCTCTTGCGACCCAGCGCCACGAGGAACCGGCCGCAGTAGCTGACGGTCGGCATCGTGTTGTTCGTCGTGTAGGCGAACTCGGCACCGAAGAGCGTGAACGTCTGGATGTTCGACAGCGCGACGCCGTTGCCGGCGTAGCCGAAGCGAACGACCTGACGGCCGCCGAGCGGGTAGTTCGTCGCGTCGTAGCGCACCGACCCCCACAGCTTGACCGTGCCGTCGGCTAGGTACTCGAGCCCGATCCCCTGGTGGCCGAGCTGCGCGTTCGCAGCCGACACGCCCGTCGCTGCTCGCGCGGCCGTGCCGCCGGCCATCGAGTATTCGCTGATGTAGCTGAACTCGGGTGCGCCGTTCACGTGCAGCGTGTAAATCTTCGAGGTCTTCTCGTCGAACGCGAAGCCCTGCAGGCCGAGCACCTGTGTCAGCAGGTAGTTCCGGTTCGCCAGGCCCGACGCGCAGTCGCGCAGGATGTTGATCGACGAGGTGCGCGGCTCCTTCTTCGCGGCGCCCGCATACCAGTCGAACGGGTCGGCCACGCCGCTGATCGTCGTGGACGAGGCGATCAAGAAACGCCCGTTCTGGTAGTTGTTCTTGACCGGGTACGCGCTGACCTTGAACGTCTTACCGCTCAGGTCGATGCGCTTGCCGGTGGCGACAGCCTCGAAGGCTGCGAACGCAGCGGTATCGTCGGCCGTGCCGTTGCCGATCGCGCCGTAGGCAGCGTCGCAAGGGTGCGCAGCGTCCAGCGTGGCGCCGCTGGTCGAGATCATCGAAGGTGGTACGCGGGTCGTCATGGTGTGCGGTTCATCAGGTGCTCGACCAGCCAGGCGAGTGCGCCGCCGAACGTGGCCGACGCGCCGCCCAGGGCCATGAGGGTCCGCCAGCCGCCGCGTGCTTCGGTGAGCTGGTCGCGCATGCCGTTCACGGTGCGCGTCAGTTCGGTGACGGCGTCCTTGATTTCCCCGATCTCGCGGCCCATGCCCTCGACGGTTTTCTCAAGGGCGACGATATCGATGCGCGCTTGCACAAGGGCCTCGGATTGTTGGAACGAGTCGGGCATGATCAGTTCGGCACGTCGGCCGGCGTGCGTGATTTTTCAATCCAGTTCGTGCCGTCGCACACGAAGCTGATCGACCGGCTGAACCCGTTGGCCGGGTTCGTCCAAGCGGACATTTTGTAGGCCGTGCTCCAAGTGGCTGCACCCAGCGCCCCGCCACTTGTGTTGCGAACCGTGATCGTTATCTCGGCCCCGTCCTCGCCGGTGCCCGGCTGCGTGATCGCGTAGGCGATGCCGCTACTCGCTGTGATTGTGAAGAAGTTGCCGAGGGTGGTGTCGATCGTGATGCTGGCGCCCCACGTCGGAGCGCTGCGACGCAAGCGCAATGAGCCGGGCACCCACACGCGGCGGTTCGCGATCGTGACTTGGAGGGCATCGCCGGGCGGGGTATTCAGGCCCCACACCGTGCCGTCGTTATAGGCGTAAGCGTCGGCCGCGCCGGAACCAGCAGGCTCGCGCCACACAGTTCGCGTGCGCGTGCCGCCGGTCTCCTGCCACATAGCGAGGTAGAGAGACGGGCTACCTGATACCGGCTCGAAATGGTGATGGGCGGCAGGCACGTTGCGCCCGCCGCCGTAGCTGATGTTGCCCGTCTTGCGTTCAATGTTGAACGACACGTAGGCGCCGAGCGTGTCCCCGTCGATCGCGAACTTCTGCAGCGCCAGGTTCGACATTTCCTCGTCGGTGTACCCGGCGCCGGTCAGGGTGCCCTGAATCCACTCCCAGGAAATCTGCCCGTCTACACCGTAGGCGAAGCCGCAGCGGCGGTTATCGTTTGCAGTCCGAGAAGGGTGCCCGACGGCAGCGATATTCGCGATGTTTCGCGCGATGAAGTGCGGCGACCACGCGGACATGATCTCGAACACGTTGCCGTCGTGCTGGCCGGGACTGGTCGTCTGCGGCGTCCACATGAAGCGGCGCTCTTGCATGCCGTCGTAGGCCGTCGGAAACCCTGCGTAGGAGTTGCCCGGGCTGTAGTCGATCACGAGGATCGGAGTGGTCGCGCCGGTAAAATTGGGATGCGTGGCGAGGTCGTCGACCTCGTAGCCGTAATTGATGCTCGGCGGCACCACGATGATCGTATATCGGCCGCTCGCACTGGCCGCCGTGATGGCAGCTTGCAGCGCGGTCTTGTTCTGCGCGTTCGTATTGGCGCGAGCTGCGCCGTGCTCCATCACCGAGCGGAAATAGATTTGCCCGCCGATGGTGCCGCCCGGGTCTTGGTCGTCCGACGAGAACGACACCTGATCAGCGTCCGACTCCCCCTGCGGCAGTGCCTGGCCCCAGCGCACAAACACGTTGTCGGTGCCGGTGGGCGGCGCGCTCGTGAACGTGAGCGTCGTACCGCTGAGGGTGAAATCGATGCCCGGGACTTGTGTGACGCCGCTGATCGCGATGTCGAGGTTGTTGATGTTGCCGGGATCGCTCGACAGAACAAATGCCGTCTGCGCACCCGTACCGCTGAAGGTCTGCGACTGCCATGCGGCGAAGGCGACCACGGTGGCGAAGTCAGCGATGTCGCGGTTCACGAGGCCCGTGCCGCTGTCGTTCCACCCGATGATCTTCTGCGCGACTGGCGCCGGCAACGTCACGTCCACGTCGTCGGGTGTCGAGACTGCCACGCGCAGCGCGCGGTTCACCTTCTCGTTCACCTGCTTCACGAGCATGGTGTTCCGATCGAGCGCCGTCTCGATCACCTCGGGGTAGAAGCCCCCGCCGTTGGTGATGTCGGTCTCTTGCGTGAACTCGAGGTTGCTGGCGACGGTCAGCGTCTCGCCGGTGGGCGGCGCGACGGCCAGCGTCACGGTGCCACCTGCGTCGGCGTTCTGGTCCGCGTTCAGGCTGACGGTGTAGTCGCTGTCGAGAACGAGGGTTGTTTCGAGGCCGTCTTCGTCGGTTTGCACGACGAGCAGGTCTTCCTCGGCGAAGGCCTTGAACTCAAAGGGGAACGCGGTCTGCGAGCCGTTGCCGTTGAACGGGCCGGCGCGCGGGTCGTCGGTCGAGGAAATGGTCATTCGGCAGCGCCTCTATGCTGCCGGGATTTTGAGCGTCTGCTACGCCGCTATGTGCACGCTGCTGAAAGGCGATTAGCGCTTGCTGTCCGGGCTCGCCCGGCCCGTCACCGCGCCGCGAGCTGCGTCCACCGGCCCCGTGGGCTGTACGTCACCCTCGGCCACGTCGACCATGTAGGACGCGGGCCGGGCGGCGATGTTGGCCGGGATGCCGGTGAACAGGCTGATCAGGCTTGCCACGTCCTTCACGGCCTTGGACTTGTCGCCGTCCTCGAACATCGCCTTGTAGAGCGACACTGGCGACTTGAATGCTGCCTCGATCATGCTGATGGCCGGGCTCGTGGCGAGCCGGTCGTCATAGGGCTTGTCGTTCATCGCGTTGACCACGGCGCTCGCCGCCTGGCCGAAGATCGGCACCATGGCCGCCGCGCCGCGCAGCGTCGCCATGCCGAACACCGCCTGCAGCCAGTCGTCGAGGTATTCGCCGTCCTTGTCCTCGTCTTCCGGGCCGCCGCGGAAGGCCTGCACGATCAGTTCGCTCGTCCATGCCGGGATCAGGAACGCCATCAGCGTGACGTAGAGGCCACGGCCTGCACCCTTGCGCAACCCCATGTCGCGGGCGATGGTCTGGAACTCGGTGCCCAGCAGGTTCGCCTGCATGTTGAAGTAGCCGGCGAACTGGCTGAACATGCGGCTGAAGCTGCTGCCCGCTTCCCAATTGCTGATGTCCTCGGGCAGCGTCGAACCCTGCGTCTGCCGCACGGTCGCGTCGGCGAAGCGCGTGGCTTCCTTCTCGCTCTGCCCCTGCTCGAGCGCCTGATTGCGGGCCGCCGTCCAGATGATCGGCGACATGACGTTGTCGACCGCCGACTGCATGAAATAGGCGTGGCGCATCGTCCACTGCTGGGTGCGCTCGTAGAGGCCCGGGTCGATCAGGATGTCCTTGATCTGGTCGTTCATCGCCGCAACCTCGTTGCGCATGCGCCCTTCCATGTAGGGCGACGCTTCGGCCACGTCGTTCGCCATCTGGCGCGGGTTCGTGACGTAGTGCGCCATCGCGCCGAGCATGTACTTCGGCTTCACCTTGACGGCGGCGATCGAGAACCCGGTGATCTGCTGCGCGGCGTTCACGACGTTGCCGAACATGGCGGCCATGCCGGCGCGGTTGCGCAGGGTCGACCACAGGCGCCACGATTGCCAGTGCCCCGGGCTCGGCGTGGTCACGACCTGGCGCGCGGCGCGGTTCAGCCACGGGCTGATGATCGCGTCGAAGGCTGCAGGGTCGATGCGGTTCACGCCGTAGGCGACGCCCTTGCTCGTGAGCACGCGCCGCACGTCGCGAATCGGTCGTTCCATGTGGCTGAACAGCAGCACGCGGTCGAGGTGTTGGGCGAGCGTGCCGAGGTCGAGGGTCAGGGGCCGGTTGTATTCGACGCGCGATTTCGTGAAGCCCTTGGCCGTGGCCGGGAAGGCGAACGCCATCGAAGCATTCTCGTCTTCCATCAGGGCGCGGGTCTTGGCGTCGCTCACGACGCGCGGGTCGGCCTGCGCCGGTACATAGCCGCCGCGGTACTCACCGAAGGGCGTGGCGACTGGCTCGGCGGTGATCTCGGCGAAGTATTTGCCGAACACGTCGCGGTGCGTCTTCTGCGCGAGCGGCTTGGTCTCTTCGAGCAAATCCCACACGCCCTGCACGAAGTCGAAATGCGCCTTCGTCAGCACGCCCTCGTCGACCATGCGATGCACGAACGCATCCCACCGGCTCGTGTCGAGCGAACCGTCGGGCAACTCGGTCGCCCACTTGCGGCCGAGCAGCAGCTTTTTCTTGTTCGACGAGTTGCCGGTGTGCAGCAGCGCGTGCAGGATTTCGTTCAACGCGACGCCGCCCGTGTCCTTGCCGAAGCTGTAGCCGAGCTCGGGCGCCTCGACGATGCGCTTGCGCAGCGTGGGCGCGATCGTGTCGAGCAGCGCGCGGTACTTCTTCAGCAGCGCCGCCTTGTCGGTGCGATAGGCGTCCGCGGCTTCCTTGACGGGTTGCCAGATGAACGAGCGGAACCCGCCGGTCGGCTTGCCGTCCATCGCCTCGACCCAGGCCTCGGTGCGGCGGGCGCTGGCGAGGTAGGTCTTCAGCTTGGCGACCTTTTCTTCGGCCGGCGTGACGGCGCTGCCCTCGCCCGGGATGCGGTCGGGGATGCCGATCTCGTCGAGCCGGGCCTTGAGTTGGTCCTGCACCTCTTCGCGGTCGAGCAGGTCGCCGTCGATCTCCATCTGACGGCTGCGCTTGGCGAGGTGCCACAGGCTCGCGACCTCGTCGTTCAGCGCACGCAGCTCGTCGAGCGTGAGCTCGGCCAGCGGCTTCGCGTTGGCGAGCGCGGCGTCGACCGAGCCCTGCAGCACCTGACTCATTTCCGGGTCGTAGGCCGCCACCTTCTTCAGGTACTCGGCCGCAGCCTCGCCCTTGCGGCCGACACCATAGGCGGCCAGGATCGCGCGGGCTGCGTTCACGACATCCATGTCGCGCGACTTCAGCCGGTCGTCGGGTGTGTTCGCCACGCGGGCAAAGAACTCGCGGATGCGCTCGATCTCGCCCACGGCGTCGTGCGCGTAGCGTGCGGCGTAGTGGTTCAGCAGTTGGTTGCGCTTGGCCGTGGCCGCCTCTTCCACCTTGCCGATCAACTTCTCGGCCAGCTTCGCGGCGCGCGTCTCGGCGGCCGTGAAGACGTGCGGCTTGATGTCGGTGATCTTTTTCTTACCGAGCACCGCGGTCGCGAACTGCTTGGCCGCGGCGACCAGCACACGCGCCGGGCCGAGAGCCTTGTCGAGCGCGGCTAGTTCGGTCGCGATGAACTTGCCGCGGGCCTCGTTGTGGATCGCCTGCTCGGCGGCGCGCTCGATCGCTTCGGGGCTCGACAGTTCGCCGTGCTCTTCGAGCATGCGCTGATCGGTCAACCCTTCGATCACGTCCTTGCGCGAGCCGGCCGCTGCGATGGCTTTTTCCATCTGCTCGATCGAGTCGAAGCCGAAGGCGTCGACCACGGCCAGCGGGTCGGTTTTCTTCTTCAGTTCGGCCGCGGCGCGGAACTCGCGGCGCGCGTCCACTTCTGCCGTGACCTGGGCCTCGACAGTTTTGCGGGCGGCTTTCGCTTCCTTCTGCAGCGCCTTCAGTGCACGGCTCTTTGCGTTCGACAGCCACCGCATGTCGCGGATGCTTCGCGCTTGCAGTCGGTCGATCGCTTCAGCGGTGGCCTCGCGGCCGAGCTCGTGGTAGCTGGCCGGGTCGACGCCGGCCTCTTCGAGGGTCTTCTCATCCTTGAACAGCGGCGCGTAGGCGCGGGCTGTTTCGGCTTCCTTGATCGCTTCCTCGCTCGCGAGCATGCGGTCGTAGACGCGCCGGATGTCGTCGTTCAGTTCGACGTTCAGCGCTTTGATGCTGCGGTAGATGCGGCGCATCCACTCGCTGAAGCGTTGGAACGTGCGGGCGAGCGCGGTACTCGGGGCCTTACCCTCGAACAGCCAGGCCTCGTAGCCGCGGGCGAACTTCTCGTGAAACTCGCGCTGCTGGTCGAGCGTCATGCTGCGCCAGGTGTCGAGCGGGGTGGCCTTCGGCGTGACGGGTTCGGTCGGGGCAGGTTCGCTGCCGTCTTGGGACAGGATGCTCGGGTCGTTCGCATCGAACGTGCCGTCGTTGCCGGTAACCGACTTGATCTGCTCGGGATGGAAGGCAGCGATTTCCACGATGCGCCCGTCGCCGGTCATGCCGAACACGCCGTCGAAGCCGTCGCCTTCCCACGCCCGCATTTGATCGACGGTGAACTCTTGCGATTCAATGCTGTCGACGAATATCTTTGGATTTTGGATCGACAAATACGCCGGGATAACAAACGGGGAACCGCTGTCAATTTCACCGTCTGCGCGGGCGTGTTCGCTCGCCTCGGCTGCGCTCGGCGTGAAGTAAATGCCACCGATGCCACCACCGCGATCCGGTCGAAAGTCGGGGTTCTTACGGGCACTGCCGTGGTACACGACCAGCGGCTTGCCGTTCTCGTCCACGGCCTTGCTGTCGCCGAACCATTTCTTGAACGCCTCGGTCTGCGCCTGCTCGGCCGGGCCTTGCTGCAGTTCACCCGTCTTCGACCCTTCAGCCGCGACAGTCTCGCCACCCTTGATCCCGAACCACTCGAGCACCTTGTTCATGTCCTCGACCACGGTGGCCGGCGCGTCGGGCTGCGCGGTCATGTCGGCCAGCACTTCAAGGTAGAAGTGCCCGAGCTCGTGGTGGAAGGTCGACAGGTCGGCCTTCGCGAGCAGCGCGATCGTGTTGGTGCTCGGGGTGAACGTGCCTTTCGGGTCGCTGTCTTGATTCAGCGATTCGGTGCGCGGCTTGTTGATCACGCCCTTCGCGAGCAGCGACGCGACCATCTTGTCGCCCTGCTCGGTTTGCTTGCGGCCGGGCGCGATGTCGAAGCCCGCCTCGCGCGCTGCACGGTACATGCCTTCGGCGATGCCGGCGCCGCGGAAGATGCCCGCGACCATGGTGTTCTCGGCGGCGAGCGTGCCATCAGGCAGCACGCCGAAGTCGATGCGGCCGCGCCGCCCGCCCTCGAACATGGCCGACACGTTCACGCTCGGCGTGTCCTTGTTCAGGCCCAGCATTTCGCGGTTGATCTCGATCCCGAACTCGCGGCCCTGCTTGTCCTTGAACGCGCCCTTGTAGACCTGCTCGCCCTGGTCGAGCTTCTGCTGCGTGCCGGCCACGCCGGTCACGTTCAGCGGGTAGCGCTTCGCGAACTCGGCGACGCTCACACCCAGCCGCGCGGCCTGCGTCTCGTAGAGCGCAGCCACGCTGTCGGCATAGGCCTCGTTCACGCTGGGCGAGAACCGGCCGGCGAGCGACAACTGCTCGAACACCTGATCGCGCACGACCTTGCTTTCGGCGACGGCTTCCTGCTGCGCCATCACCTTTTCGGTCTCGGCCTTGAGGTCGACCTTCGCCAGCAGCTTCGCGTCTTCCTGGCTCAGGGCGTCAGGCGACAGGCGGGCGTGCTTCACGAGCTGGGCTTCGAGCCCGCTGCCGGCGACGAGCGCGGTGAACTCGCCGATCGGCACGATGGCGTCGCCGCCGGCGGCCGCTGCCTCGGCGAGCTGCGCCTTCGTGCTGGGCAGCGCGGCCTCGATCTGCTCGGGCTTCATGCCCGATTGCGCGAGCGTTTCGACCAGTTTGCCGGCGTCGATGTAGACCGCGCCCGGCACGCCGTGCTGATCGGCCGCGGCCTGCACCATGGACGCAAACGCCGTCGGGTCGCGCTCGCGCAGCTTGTCCTTGCCGGCCAGGTCGAGCAGACCCTGCAGTGCGTTCGCGTCCTGCTCGGTCTGCAGTTGCTTGCGCTCGGCGCGGTCGGCGACCTTCTGCACGGCCGCGCTTGCGCCCCCCATGGTGCCCGCCTGCACGAGCGTGGCGAGCAGGGTCTGATAGGCGGCGCCCGGACGCTCCCGCAGGTACTCGCCCCAGGTCTTGTCAGGGTTCGCGACGGCGGTGTCGATGGCGTCCTGCAGGATCGTCGCGACCTGTTCGCTCGGCACTTCGCGCAGCAGCATGCCGGCGAGGAACTGCTTCGCGCCGGCCTTGCCGAACTTGTCGACGACGAACCCCATCGGGATTTTCTCGGTCAGTACCTCGACGGCGCCCTCGCCGACACCGCCGACCAGCGCCTCGCCAGCGCTCGCGCCGCGCGAACGGTATTTGCCGTAGGCCTCGGATTCGGTCTGCAGGCCCATGGCCGTCAGGCCGATCGTGGGGTTGCGCGAAATGATCGACAGGGCGAGCGGCGGCAACGCGCTGATCGTGGACGACACGCCGCCGTAGATGCCCTTGGCAGTGTCGCTCTTGAACTCGGGTGTGGACATGCCCACGTCGGAGCCCGCCTGCTGGTAGCGGCGAGCCAGTTCGGCGCGGCGCACCGGGTCGGGTGTGAAACCCAGCTTTTCGGCCAGGTCGCTGATCTGCATCGACATGCCGATGTCGGCCTGCTTGGTGCGCCCCTTGACGCTTTCCCACACGCCGCTCAGGTACGAGCCGAGCGTCGGATCGGGCCCGCGAGCTGCGCGGATTTCGCCGGTCACGCGGATGTGCTTCTCGATCTCGCCCAGGCTTTCGACGCTGTCGTGCGCCACCTGAGCGAACGGGAGGTCGCGCATCTTCGCGGCCAGGGCCGGCGACAGCCCCATGATCCGGTTCGCGCGCTCGGCGGCGTCGTCCTGCTTGACCTGCGGCAGGTTGCGCAGCACCACGTCGGGCGGCAGGCCGCGCGAGGCGGCGAGCTTGTTGGCCTGCGCGGCCTCGTCGGGGTTCACCTGCACGGCGGTGCGCAGCGACGCCTGCCGGCGCGCCTTGTCCATGCTGATCACGCCGCTCACGGCATCGTCGATCGGGTCGGCGGCCACGGCATCGACGCGCGCCTTGTCGGCGGTCTTGAGCGTCTGCTCGATCGCGCTGTCGAGCTCGTCCATCACAGGCCTTTCCAGCGGCGGAATGCTTCGTTGATCTGTTCGTCGGTGGGCTTGGCGACGCCGGCTTTCTTGAAGCGCTCGACCAGCACCTTGCGGTCCTCGCTCGTCGGCTCGGCCTTCGCGCGTTCCTCGGGCGTCATCTGGTACACGCGCTTCGTCGTGTCCCACACCATGCCGGGGCTCGACACGGCCTTCATGATCTGGCGGTCGATCACCTTCTGCCGCTCGTCGTAGGTGAGCGGCGTCTTGTTGTCACGGCCTGCCTGCTCGGCGGTCAGCGCGTCGTAGATTGCCTTGCGGGCCGCGGCCTGCTCTGGCGTGTTCGCGCGCAGCGCCAGGCCGTCGAGCGCCACGTCGACCTGCTGCGAGACGCTGACGATTTCCTTGTGCGGCTTCTCGTCGCCGCTGCGCAGCTTGCGTTGCAGGTTGCCGAACTCCTGCAGGTCGCCGCCTGAAATTTTGTCGGCCACGCGGCCGAGGTCGAACGCGACGAACGCCTTGGGGTCGTCGGTTGCCATGCGGTTCAGCTTGTTCCACGTCGTGAAATCGGTCTTGATCGGCTTGCCTTCGGCCGCCGCACGGCGGGCCTTTTCTTCGGCCTCGCGCTTCTCGATGATCGCGGCCTTGTGGCCGTCGTCCATCTGGTTCCACACGGCATTCGGCACACGCTGGCCCTGCACGGTGTGCAGCAGCGCGGTCTCGTAGGCGGTCTGCGAGATCGCCTGCTTGCCGGCCTTGTCGGTGGTGTAGCGGCTGGTGTATTCGGCCTTGACGGCTTTCTCTTTCTCGCCGGTGTAGGTAGCCTCGATGTGCTTCATCGCCGCCGGCAGGTCGTCGCCGAACTTGGTTCGCAGTTCGTCCACGGCGGTCTGTGCTTCGGTCAGCACGCTGCTGCGTTCGAGCGTCTTCTCGATCACGGCGCGGGACGTGCCGTCGATCTCTTTCTTGTGGGTGTAGTAGTAGGCCTTCGCGCGGTCGAGGTCGTCGGGGTTGCTGCTGTCGGCCAGGCGCGTGACCACGCCCTTGTGCATCATCGTCAGCGCTTCGGCGAGCTTGCGCTCGCGCACCTCGGGCGTGTCGCCGGCGAGGTTGCTGGTGATGTTGACGGCCTCGGTGATCTCTTTGCGCGAGTTCGCGACGCGCTCGTCGGTCGGGTCGGCGGTGGCCGTCTGGATGGCCGTGCCAATGCGTGCGGTCGACGACTCCTTCAGCGACTCGTTCGACTGGTGCTGCTCGTGACGCGCCAGCGTGCTCGAGCTCGCGATGCGCAATTGCGTCGCGCTGCGCTTGAACGCGAAGGCCTGCCGCTCGGTCAGCCCTTCGCCGTATTTCTTCTCGGCCTCGCCCCACCACTGCGCCGCGCGCTCGCCGGCGCCCTTGGCGTTCGCACCGTACTTGCCGAGCTCGTCGCGCTCGAACTTCAGGTAGTCCTCTTTGAGCCCGGTCTCGGCCCGGAAGACGCTGTCGAGGTCGTCGCGGTTCTGCTCTTTCCGGCGCATGTCGAGGTAGGCGTCGGCGACCTGCGCCACCTGGCCGATCTGGCGGGCCTGCACCGCGGCTGCACCGCCGAGCCCGGCGGGCGTCGACTGGTAGGCCGAACGCGAGTCAACCCCCTGCGGGGCGACGCTCGGTCCTTCGACGGTGGGCAGGCGCATCGCCATGTCAGCCGTACCACCGAGACGAGACGCTGCCGCTGTCGGTCAGCATCGTGTCGCGCGGGCGCCCGCCCTGCCGCGACTGATAGCCGAAGTAGGCGCTCGTGCCGGCCAGTGCGCCCGACACGTAGGGGTTCTCGGCGTCGGCTGTGGCGCCCAGGTAAGCGGCGTCACCGGCGAAGTTGTTGGCCCGCACCTGATACCCGTAGGCCTCGCGCGCCGCGTTGGCACGTGTCGTGCGCTGGTCGTAGTCGCCGAAGAAGTCGGTGTCGGTCAGGATCGCGTTGGCCGAGCCCTCGCTCACGTCGAGCCCGCGCGCCGCGAGGCTCGCCGTCTGCGTGCCCTGCAGCGCCGCGTACTTGCGGCGCACTGCCGCGGCGGCCACGTCGCCGCGCTCTTTCGCGTCGGCGGCCTGCCACTCGGCGACCTTCTGGTTGTTGGCCGCGACCTGGGATTGGTATTCCGCCTGCTGCTTGTTCGCCTGCGATTGCTGGTACGCACCAACAGCGGCAATCGCAATCGGGATGATCGCCATCCAGCACATGATCAGGCGCTCAGAAAGAAGGGGTGAAACGGCAAACCTGCAGCGCCGGTCGGTGCCGCAGGCAGGATCGTGAAGCCCATGCGCTTCAGATACGCGATCGACTTGACGTTGCGCGCGTCCACCACGTTCACGAGCTGCGGACAGAGGGCCAGCATCCGCGAAATGTAGGGCCGGCTGGCCCGGATAAATGCACCCGGGTGCCGGTCCACCAGCCCGGTGCCGATCATCCACGGCACGCCCTGGTCGCCCAGCAGCGAGATCGGCGCCATGCCGAACAGGCACATGAGGCCTTTGCCCGGCACCTCGGCCGCCCATGCGGCGACCGAGCGCTGCAGGCTGGTCTCGAGCATCTGCCGGGCGTGGCCCGGCCCGAACAGGGCGTCGCACTCGGCAAGGTCTGCCGGGCGGATGCCGGCGAGCAGTTCGTCGAGGTCGTCGAGACGCGCCTCGCGGATGTCGAGCTTAGCCACCGCTCACCACGTCGAGCACCAGCGCGACCACTGTCACCGGCAGCGGGTCGGTCTGCTCGATCTCGATCGCGCCGTCGTCATCCCATTGCGGCGCGATGTTCACGTGTTTCCAGCCGTTCATCATCGCGGGCGGCGAGCCGTAGGGCTCGGTCGTGCGCTGGCGGATCGGCACGAGGTTGCCATCGGCCGGGCCGATCGAGACCTGGCTGCTGTCGACGAGACGCACATGCGCCTTGCTCACGTTCTTGATCAGCCCCTGGCCGAAGCCGTCGGCCTGCCACGACAGCGGCAGCGTCTTCAGGTTCGACGTGATCGGCAGGCCGACGTGAATCTTGCTGCATGCCGCCGGCAGCGGGTCGGGCAGCGCACCGTCGTCGCCCACCACCTGCTGCGGGCACACCGCACCGTCGGCCAGGATGCTCACGGTCTTGCCGATCAGGTGCCACAGACCGCTGACCGTCGTGGTCGGCGTGCCGTCGTAGGTCAGGCCCGAGTCGACGAAGAAGGCGTCTTCGAGGTCGCCGAACTGGCGGGTGTGCAGCCGCTCGACATAGACCACGTCGCGGCCGTCGATCTCGCGGCGGATGGCGGCGTAGAGCACGTCCTCGCCGCCCTCGGTCACACAGCACACCGACTCGAACGCGCCGTCGGTGTCGTGCTGGTGCCAGGCCCGCACCATCTGGCCCGGCACGTAGGTCATGCCCAGCAGTTGCCCGTCGCTGCGCACCGCCCACAGGGTCGGGCACTTGGCCGTGCGGCTGTAGGCAAGGTCGACGATGTCGTAGCCGTCGAAGAGGTGCGGCGCGAGGATGCTGACATCGTTGGTCTTGTAGAGCGCGCCATTGATGCCGTCGCCCGCGAAGACGAACTCGCGGATATGACCGCCCTGTCCTTGGACATAGAGCACGCTGTTCTCGGCCACGGCCGGCTGCACGTTGTTGGCGCCGACGTAGCTCTGCGGCTTGGGCGTCACGCTCGACGGCGTCAACGCCTCGCTGCCCGACGCGTAGATGCGGAACTCGCCGCCGGCGGTGATGGCGATCAGGTCGCCCAACGGCACGAGGTGGCGCACCCGGTTCTGCTGGCTGGCCGCGATGCGGAAGATGATGGCGTCGTTGTCGCGAACCGGCACCGACTGCGTCATGTTCGACTCGGTCGCGCTGCGCGTCATCCAGATGTGCTGCGGCCGGTTGTCGGTGGCGGCGAAGCAGCGGCGCTGCTCCATGTAGGTCACGGTGCTCGGGTAGTCGCCCGGCGCCGCGAACGGATCGTTCGCCTCGGGCGGCGTCTGCGACATGTCGGGGATGATGTTGTCGTCCTCGAACATCGTGCCGTCGCTCTGCCCGATGTAGCCGTAGAGGCCGCCGTTCGCGAGCTTGTAGACGTTGTAGCGGATCGCGCCCGCCACGGCCGCCGGCGTGACCTCGTTCTTGTTGCCGCTGACGGTGAGGTCGTTGCTCAGGGTCAGCGTCGGCGATGCGAGCGATTCTTCGAAGTTGTCGCCGCTGATCGCCGTGGTCACGTAAACGTGGTCGATCGGCGTGCCGGCACCGCCGCTCGTGTCGGCTGCGCCGGTCGGGATCGCGGGCGTCGCCATGCCCGGTTCGAAGTCGATCACGTCGAGCGACCAGTTCGTCGCGCCCAGGCGGCGCAGCTCGCGCGGCTCGAAGTTCGGGTGCGTGATCGTCAACACGTCGGCCGACTGCGTGTAGTGCAGGTCGCGCAGCACGCTGGCGCCGTAGGGCGTGGTCACTTCGTAGACCCGCGCGAACGTCGTGTTGTACAACGGCATCGGGATGCTCGTCGTGTCGATCGCGTTGCCGGCCAGGTCGGTCAGCGTGAACGTGTTGGCGGTCACGTTCTGCACGATCAGAAAGCGACCGTACAGCGCCCACGTGTCGCTGACAGCGGTGCTGAACACCGTGTCGCCGTTCGACCAGCCGTGCGCGTTGATCGTGAAGACGCCCGGGTTCGCCTGCGTTAGGGTGGTGAGCACCTGCGCCGTTTCGAGCAGCGTGGCGCCGGCGGTGTGGAACCGCACCTTGAGTTCGGTGAATTCGAGCACCATCGTCTGGTCGACGCTGTAGCTGAACGGGATCAGCCGCACGGTGTCGTTGCGGCGTGCTTCGAGCACGTAGCTGAAGCCCGACCGGTTGGCCGCCGGCCCGTGCGGCAGCACGATGAAATTCAGCGCGCGGGCAAGGCCCGTCTGCATCTTGTCGAGGTCGATGCGGCCGTAGAGCTCGGGGGTGATCTCACCCCCGGCAAACGACCGCATCAGCGGCTTGTGCATGCCGGCCATGTCAGCGCGTCCCCGCCGCGGTCGACGTGTGCGTCGCGCGCTTGCGTTCGCTGTTGGCGTCGGCGACCTTGGCCTCGCCGAGTTTGCGGTCGGCACGGTCGGACATCAGCGCCTGCGTGCGGCCGGTCGGGTCTTTGGTGATCGGACCGACGACGTAGGCCGCCAGCTTCATCGACAGGGCCGTCGTGAAGAGGCCCGAGAACTTCGTCGTGTCGGTCAGCCGGTAGGTGTAGATGAGCGTCGCGTCGACCTCGTCGGTGTAGATGAAGCTGCCCTCGCGCTGATAGTCGGCGCCGTCGTTCTGGTCGTCGCTGTACCCATCGGGCAGCAGGCGGCGCGGCATGGCGAGATCAGAAGGCACCGCGTACTTGTAGGCGAAGTCGTCGCGGTCGTTCGTCACCTCGGCCAGCGTGGCGCGCTTGCGGGCGAACGTCCAGTCGTGGCACTCGAGCAGTTCGGCCAGGGCGATCGGGTAGAACCGCGCGCAGGCGTCGGCTTCGACGCTGCCGTCCGACGGGTCGATCGACGAAATGTTCGCGTCCTGGCCGAAGTGGCTCAGGGCCAGGTTGCAGATGTCAACTTTCGAGGCCATGGTCGTCTTTCAACGAAGTTCGATGGGGGCGCGGAACGTGAGGCACGGCGTGCCGCCGTACTCATGGGCGCCGATGTCGGGGGTGCTGTCGCGCTGGCACCAGAGCTTGTCGCGGAAGGCTTTGTCGGTGTTGCGGCCCGCGCTGCGCAGCGGTGATGACGAAGACAGTTCGATCACCGTGTTGCTACTGCTCGGCGTCGACGCGAGCAACGGGTCGGCGTTGCCGCCGTTGGTGTCGAAGCCTGCGGCCTGAGCTGCGCCGAGCGTGGCGTAGGTGGCCGACCACTGCCCGCTGCCCTGCTCGTAGCACCAGTTGTAATCCCACAGCGTGAAGGTCGCGCCGGCGTGAGCCCAGCAGTTCGCGCTCGACCCGCTGGCGATCTGCGCCAGGTTGTTGAAGACGCTGTGCCCGCTGCCGGCGTTGACGCTCACCGCCTGGCCGCTCGTGCCCGTGGCGTAATAGCTCGAGTTGTTGCGGACGATGGTGTCGCCGGCTGGGCAGACGGCGAGGTCTTGCGCGCTGCCCGGGTTCGCGATGTTGATGCCGGTGTGGCTGGTCGTAGTGGCGAAGGCGAAAGTCTCGTTGTTCTCGACGATCGCGCCGGGTGTGATGCGCAACAGGATCGCGCTGCTGCCGCTGTCGATGATCTTGTTCCCCCGCACGACGAGCCCGCGCACGCACTCTTCGTTCGAGCCATAGCCGTCCTGAATCGACAGGCCGATGCACTGGTTGTTGCCCCCCGGGGTCTCGACCGTGTTCTCTTCCACCGTCAGGCCCGTCACCATGCCGCGGAACGTCATGTTCCCCGAGCCGCACACGCCACTCGTCAGGCTGTTGTTGCGGTAGACGTTCTGCCGGAAGGTGATGCGCGATTGCGGCTCGGTGCCGCCCACGTAGCTGCCATGCTGCAGCGTGAAGGCGCCGCACCCCGCACTGGCCGGGTTGTTGTTCTCGAATAGCACACGCTCGACGAGGAAGTCGGTGGCGCTGCCGATGATCCCGTTCTGGCAGTTGCTGTCGATCGACAGGCCGTTCGGCGTCGTGCCGCGGAACGTCAGGTTGCGGATGTTCGAACCGGTGTGTACTTCGACGCCGTTGGCCCAGTTGTCGACGCGCACGTCCTCGATCAGCGTCCACCGGGTGCTGCCGTAGAACACCAGGCCCGTGCCGCTCGGGCTCCCGCTCTTGGTGATGCGCACGCCGCGCAGTACATAGCCGCCATGGTCGGGTGCCGGGCAGGTGCCCGTGCAGAAGCCGCCGAACAGCATCCCTGAGCCCGTGCCGCTGCTGTATTGCAGGATCGGGCGGCCGGTCGCGCCGTTGCTACAGTCGTAGTTCTCGACCGTGATGCGCGCCGTGCGCGTGGCGTTCGTGTTCTGCAGCAGCCAGCCGGTCGCGTTGCCGTCGACCCAGGCCGAGCCGTTGCACAGCCGCACGATGCTGCCGCCGGCCAGTGCGTTGATCGCGTCGTTGCTCGGCAGCGAGAGCTTGGGCGCGCTCGGGCTCGTGCCGGGGTTCGCGTCCGAGCCCGTGAGTGTCGAACAGTTCGCGTGCGCACCGGTGTCGCAACGGTTGTAGTAGACCGTCGTCTGCGCGTGCGCGCCCAGCGAGCACAGCAACAGGACGAGCGAAAGCAGGAGCCTCATGACGCTGTCACCTCAATCTCTTGACCGAGATCGCCGACCGTGCTGCCGTCGTAGCCGGCCGGCTTGCAGAAGTAGTTGTCGGCGGCCACGTTGTTCACCGTCACCGACGTGAGGCCGGTGCCGGCCGAGACCTTGCGGTAAGGCCAGTCAGCGGGATCGACGCTGCCGTTCGTCGCGGTGTCGTAGTACAGAACGATGCCGTCCGTGTCGTCGACCGCGGCGAAGTTCACGGTGAAGCTGGCCGAGCCCGATGGCCCCGGCACGTCTTCAAGCGGCGGGGCCGGTGGAGGCGCGGCCACGGCGATCGTGGCACCGCCGCTGCGCTGACCGAACGCCCCGAACCTCATGCAGGCACCAGACGGAACGCGTAGGCGTCCCAAAACAGGTCGCTGGACGTGGTCTGGTTGCAGCGAATCTGCATGTTGCAGGAGGTGCCTGACGCGACCTGCATCACCCACACGCCGCCGTCCCACGTGCGCGACTCGCCCGCGCTGGGTTGCGTCAGGATCACGTTGTCGGTGATGCCGGTGTTGTCGAAGGCGATGCCGTCGTTGCTGCCGTAGCCCGTCGCAAAATGGGCAAGGATGATGTCGCCGGAACTGATGCCGGTGACGTTGACGCTGGCAAGCCCAGTCGTGTCCGTGAAGTTGCCGGAATTGACCGCCACGCTGTCGTAGGGCGCGGTCTGGTGGACGTTCTCGAAGGCCACGCCTTGGACGATCGTACCCAGGGAGTCGGTCGAGAAGGTGGCGTAGATTTCCGAGGTGCCGCTCGGCCCGGGCACTGCGATGTAGCGACCGGCCCGGCAACTGTCAGAGTAGAACTGACGGTCCGAGCTGGTCATCGGCGAACCCATCGACGTGCCGCCCGAGCCGCCGTAACGACAGCCTGGCGAGCCCAGCACCGGCGAAGGTGAACTCGGCTGGCGGCCGACGATCGACCCGATGATGCAGGGGTTCGTGCCGCCAGCGGTGAAGCTCGCGGTGGTCCCGTTGTTCGTGCTGTAAGCCGTCGCTAGGGACGCGGCACCGCGCAGCGTCGGGGCGCTGCCGCCGCCCCCACCACCGACGGTGCCGTATCGCACGAGCGGCAGGATCAGCATCAGAACACCGTCATTTCGATGTTGCCGGTGAGCTTCAGGCAGGTGCTGTTGCTCGAGGCCGTGACGACGATGTCATCGCCCACCGCCACCGTGTTCGTGGCGCTGTGGGCCTGCGACTGCTCGGTGCTGCTCACGCTGTTGGCAGTGCCGCCCAAGGCGGTCGTGTTGATCTTCGCGGTCAGCGTGCAGGTGCCGCTCGCGCTCTTGGTGGTCACGTTCGTGATGCGGCCCGCCCAGATGCTTTTCAGCACGATCGTGTAGTCGCCGTCGGCCACGGTCTCGATCGCGAACGGGATCATCACCTTGGTGCCGGGCACGCCCTGCAGCAGGTTGACCGAGCCCTTGCGACGCCAGGTCAGCACGGCGTAGCCGTTGGCCGGCATGATGAACGTGGTGATGTCCTCGTTCGTGTTGACGTTGCGCGAGCTCGGGATTGTCACCGTCACGGCCGCGCTGTGGCCGGTGATCTCGATGCCGAACTCCTGGCCGTCGCTTGGCGTGTCGCTGAACGTGAACGTCGTGTCGGCGCTCAGGGTCTTGGTGTTGCGCGCCTTGGTGATGTCGATGGCGTTGGCACCCATCGCCGCCCCGGTGAACAGGTCGGTGCCCCCGTGCGTCTCCAACCCGGTGAAGCTGGGCGCGGCAGACGGCGCCTTCGCGGCCAGGGCGGTCGTCGTGCTGCTGGCGTCCGCCTTTGCCGCGAGCGCGGTGTTCAGGTCGGATTGGTCCGACAGCGTGCCGGTGATCGAGCCCCACGCGCCGCCTCCGCCGCCCGAGAACACCTCGTCTTTGTCGGTGAGTGGGTTGCGGTAGCCGACGATCGCGCCGGCGGCGCTGATGATCCACCGCACACCATTGATGATCGTTCCGTTTGCCATGCTCGCGGCTTTCTAGAAAAAGGGCCGCGCAAGGCGGCCCGTTCAGGTCATCGTGGTCAGCGGTCAGGCCAGGCTGTCACCTGCCCCGGCCAGTTCGGCACCCTTGCGCTGCACGGCGTTCTTGACGGCCACCGGGCGGGTGTCGGCGGCCTTCACCTTCGCCGCCTTCTCGGCGAGAACCTTTTGGGCCTCGTCCTTCAGGCGTGCCCACTTGGGCAGGCGTCGCAACCCGTCTTCGGCCAGCTTGTGGGCGGGCGTATCCGGGTGCGGCGTGCGGTCGAACGTGAACGTCGTGCCGGGCTCGACCGTGACAGGCCCGAGACTGCCGCGCGGCATGAAGCCGCGCTCGACCGCCACGAGCTGCACGATGTTGGATTTCTTGGCCTGCTCGCTCATGATCAGGCCACGTTGTCAGCGTAGGCACGATAGAGCGCCGGGTCGCTGGTCAGGAACGCGTTGATCTTGCCCGCGGTCGTGGTCGTGGTGCCCGTGGTCGCGAGGATGCCGAGGTATTTCTCGTAGCTGCCGCTGGGCAGCTTGATGCACGCGATCAGGCCGCCGACGTTGAACTTGCTGTCGTTGGCAGCAGAGTCGTCGGTCACGAGGGCCGGCGTCTGGTAGTGCACCGTGCAGTTCGCCACCACGCCGCCGCCCAGTGTCGCGAGCGCGTCGGATACGAGGGAGAACTGCAGGGTGCCGGCCGCGCCGGCGGTGATCACTTCCTCGCTGCCGGTCTGCAGCACGAGATACAGGTCGGAGCCTTCGAGGTCGACCGTGGTGTTCGGCGAAACCGAAGCCGGGTCGAGGTCGATCACGTCGCCGATCAGGGCGGTGCCCGCGGCTGCGGCCACCGACACGTCGTCGGCAAATTCGAGTCGTTCGTCCATCAACATGATGTCTTTTCCTTTCGTTCGGGTCAGCCGGCTTAGATGCCCGACTCGGTGCTCAGAATCTGGTCGACACGGCGGATCGGCACGCCGCGGAACTTCGTGACGACCTTGCCCTGCGCGTCCTCGATCGTCTTGAACGAGAGCAGCGGGTCGCGGTTCATCTGCAGGTCGAACGCGTCGAGCGCGTCGCGGTTCATGTAGATGGCCGGGCGGCACATGTTCAGGTTCGGGATGCGGCGCATCGCCTTCGCCAGCAGGTCGCGCAGCACGGGGCCGGTAGCGCCCGATGCGACGATGTCTTCGAGGTCGAAGTTCACGCGCACGATGTAGCGCCAGTCGCGCACCACCATGCCGGCATCCCAGCGGTAGTGCGTGCGGTAGGCTTCCATCCGGCCGCCGGCGCCGTCCACGTTCTCGATCGTGACCTGGCCCTTGTCTTCGATCTGGATGCCGGCCTGCGAGCCCTTCGGGTAGATCATGTGGCAGGTGTTCGGGCCCCAGCCCACGACCCACAGGGACGTGTTGTCGGTGCCGTCGGGTGTGGCCGCGCTGGTCAGGATGTTCTCGCCGTTGACGGCGGCCTGATCGTTGAAGCGCGGCGCCAGGCCGGTGAAGCCTTCGGGCTCGGTCGCCTCGTTGCCGTAGATCATGTAGCGGGCCAGCTTCTGGCCGAAGCCTTCCACGATCGCGGCCTCTTCGGACAGGCGCCACGCGGCGCTGTTGCCGTTCAGGTCGGCCAAGGCCTTGTCGACCTCGGCGTAGTTTTCCAGCATGCCGAGGCCTTCGCGCACCTTCACGCTGGTGCTCTTGGTCGGCTGCACGCCGCCATAGAGCTTGCGGAAGGTCGGCTCGGGGATACCGGTGCGGATGCTGGTGACGTGACCGGTGAGCTCGTTCGACTCGAGCCACACGGCATCGTCGAGGATTTCATTGGTCTGCGACAGCATTTCGATGACCGGCGCGACCTTGTTATTCGCGTCGAGGCGCGACTTCAGGTCAAGCAGGGTCGGGTGAGTTGCGGCGAGGGTTGCCATTTTTCAGGGCCTTTCAGGTCACGGGTTCATCTTCGACTTGTCGTAGAAACGAGTCGCGGTGCTTTCAGTGGTGGTCGTCTTGCCGCCGGGCACGAACGAGTCTTCACTGATCGCCTTGCCGGCGCGGTAGAACGCGCGCAGAACTTCGGGGTGGTTGCCCAGCCCGGTCTTGCGCAGCACGTCGCGCAGCTCAGGGGTGCCGAAGGCGTCGATCGCTTTCTTCGCGGTCGCGAGGTTCGCGGCGAATTGCTCGCCGCCGAATTCCTTGTCTGCCTTGGCCGAGGCCGCCCAGGTGGCGTGATCCGCGAGCCCGACCTGATCCAGCACGGCCGCCTGCGTTTCCGCGACGGTCTTCTCGATCAGCTTGGGCGCGAAGTCCATGACCTTCTGCGCTGCCTCTTGCGAGAGGTTCAACTCTTTCAGCACCGGGGTGAACTCGCCGAGCAGTTGCTCGTCGAGTGCATAGCCCTCGGGCATCTTGAAAGCCTCGTAGGCCTCGGGTGCGCCGGCCGGCTTGTCGCCTTCCTTCGTGCCCTCTTCCGTCTTGGCTTCGGTGGTTGCACCGGCCTCGCCCTCGACCTTCGCGGTGGTCGACCCTTCGGTCGTCGTTGCGGCGGTCGTCTGCGCGCCGTTCACGTTCGTCGTGTCGGCGGTCGTCTGGTCACCCGTGGTCGCGGCAGTGGTGTCTTGTGCGCCGGCAGTGAGCAGAGTGTCGGGGGATACGGTATCCATGGCCGCGGATGATGCGGTCACTTCTCCGCGCTATGTGCACGCTGTGGTGTCGGCTGCATTTCGCGCAGCATCACGACGTAGTTCTCGAAGGCGAACTCGGTGATCTGGCCCTTGAGCTGCAGGCCGATGTTGCGCTCGCCTTCCTTGAACATGCCGGTGCTGTTGCCGGTGAACGTGCTGTGATCGACGTGGCACAGGGTCAGCCACCGGCGCATCAGGCGACGGCCGCGCGGGTCGGCCATCAGCCACTGCGTATCGGCGGCCAACTGCTCGGCCTCGAACTGCTGACGCTTGGCCTGCTGCTCTTTCGCCGCGGCGCGCTGCGCCGGGTCGAGCGGGTCGTAGCTCACGACAGCACCGCGCAGCTCGCGATGGCGAGCGTGAGCAGGAACGCGATCAGGAAGGCGAGTCGCATCACATCCCCGGGATCGAGTAACCGCTGAACGACGAGGCCGCCGCGCTCAAGCCCTCGGGGTCGGTCTCGCTCATGTCCTTGGCCGCGCCGGCCAGGTCTTTCGCGGCCGGCGCCATCGCGGCCAGCGCGGCGGCCTGTTCTTTCGCCGCGCGTTCCTTGCGGATGATCGCGATCTTGTCGTCGGCCACCACGAGCGACGGGTCGATGCCCAGCGCGTCGGCATACACGTCGGCGAGCTGGTCCTCGTCGAGCTTGTCGAGAATCCCGGGTTTGATGCCCGAGACCGAGGCGATCGTGCCGACGTAGCGGTCGATGGCCGTGACGCCCACCGCGCGCTGCGCTTGCGCGAGCGTGCTGATGAACTCGATGTCGAGGTCGGCGCCGTGCAGTTCCTGCGGCGGCTCGAGCGGCATGCCCGGTGCGAACAAGCCGGCCCGCAGCATCTTCGCGAAGGTGATCTCGACGTAGGGCTGCAGCATTTCGGTGTGCAGCGATTCGAGCACCGGGCCCAACATGAGCAGCTTTTCCTCGTGGCGCTCGGCGATCTCGCGGGCCGTCACGTTGCTGCGCGTGTCGTTCGCCAGCATCTTGAACAAGTCGACGAAGAACGCCTTGTTGATGCGGTCGCGCACGTCTTGGATGTCGGCGAGCAGGTGGTCGAGCCGCAGGTTCACCTCGAACGCGCTGCGCACGCCGCCGGTGGGGTTGGCCGAATCCACGTACATGACCCCGCCCGGCAAGCGGTCGAGGTCTTGGTTCTTGTAGGCGACGGGCACCTGCAGCGGCGGCTCGACTTGGTAGTCGATGGCCGTGGACTTCTTCAACTGCTCCTGCTGCAGTTGCTTGATCGAGCCGAGCGCGATGGCCGCCGGCCAGCGGCTGGCGTAGGTGTCCTCGCCGTCGGTCAGCCAGCGCGGGCAAATGGCCGGGAATTCCTTGAAGCCCGACTCGCGCAGGTACTTTGCTTCGCTGTCTCGGCCGAGCTCGAGGTAGCACGACTTGAACGGCATGTTCCGCGCGTCGCGCTTGCCGTAGTCACGGTCGCGCCGCGGCTCGATCCCGTGCAGCACCGGCACAGCGTTGTCGTAGTTGAACCGGTCCCACTGGTTGCGCACGGACTGCGAGCAGTTGTTGTAGCCGAACTCCTGCACGAGCTGCGCGACGGTCTTCTCCATCGTGCGGTAGAGCGTGTCGGTCTGGCCCAGGTGGTTCAGGCCGATCGCGTAGCTGCCGAAGGCCAACGGGTAGTTGTGCAGCACGTTGTCGAAGTTGTCGACCACGATGTTCGCGGCCACGCCGAACGCACCCACCTGGCCGTAGCAGGTGCGAAACGCCCGGTAGGTGTTCGACTTCGCGAAGATTTGCAGCATCTTCAGCGTGACCTTCGACAGCCATGCCTTGACCGGCGCGTATTCCATCAGGTCGCGATCCGGCGTCGCGAGCTTCACCCACGGGCGTGCCGGGCTGGTGAGGCCGGCCATGAGGCCCGCTTCGAGCACGCCGTGAGCGAGCGTGCCGGTCTCGTCGATGATCGAGTTGTAGCTGTCGGCGCCGCCCTTGTTGCGGTCGGTCTCGCTGAAGCGCACGGCACGCGGCAGCAGGAAATCGGCGATGTCCTGAGCGTGCGAGTCGTAGCTGCTGCGGTCCTTCCACAGCGAGTTTTTGCGCATCAGCATGCGCTGCTGCGGGGTCTTCGGATCGACGTGGTTCTGCTGCATGGTCAGCCCAGCAGCGTCGAAGCGCCGAGGTTCAGTTGCGCTTGTGTCACGCCGCTCGGGCCGGTAAGCATCGTCTCGCTGTAGGCGGGGCCGCCGGTGTTGTTGCGGCGCTTCAGCGGCTGCGTGTTCGGGGCCTTGGCGCCTTGCGGCCGAACGGGCGTGGCCGGCGGGGGTGGCGGCTCGGCCGCGTGCACGCCGATCTGCTTGTGGCGTTCCTCGGCCTTGTTGTTCGTGCGCATGTAGTGCGGATCGACCGACTCGCCCACGGTCGGCACCCACTTGCTCTTCGAGCCGGGGGGCTTGGCGCCAGGTAGCTTGTCAATGTTCTCGCCGACGCACATAGGATGGGGTTACCGTAGACGGTTTTTCGCGAACGGATCGTAGGGTTTGCGGCTCGCGCTATGTGCACGCTGGCCTGGCGTGCCCTCGGGCTGGGTGACCAGTTCCATCGCCGGATGCGCGAAGGTCAGGCAGAAGCCGTCGCCGTGGTCGGGGCTCGCGAGCCCGCGCTCTTTCATGTGCTCTTTGCGTTCGAGCACGATCTGCGACGCGTCGGTGTAGCCGTACTCGCGGCCGGTCAGGTCGCTCGCCAGCACTTCGGCGAACTCGCTGTCGGGTTCGGGCAGGAAGCCTGTGGGTAGCCATGCTTTCGCGCGGTCCCACATCTCGGCGGCCTTGTCCTTGTACTTGCGCGGGTCGTCAGGCTTGCCGCCGAAGTTCACCTCGATCACCTCGTGCCCGAGCTGGCGCAGCCGGTCGATCACCCCGCCGCCGATGCCGCCGCCGTCCACGAAGGTGATGACGCGCAGGCCCAAGGCTTTCAGTTCGTTGATGTGCTCGCCGACACGCGCGGCGAGCTGCATCGTGTCGAGCCCGTTGTAGGACTTCGGCGGGTAGGTGCGGGCGTCGCGCTGCATGCGCGTGTATATCGTCGAGTCGTCACCGCCGAAGCGCGACACGTCCACGCCGACCAGCGCGACGCGGGTGTACGGGCTGTAGGCGTGCATGTCGCGGTTCATCGCGTCGTCGACGAGATCGCGGCCGATGAACTGCATGCTGCTGGCCCGCGGGAAGACGCCCCGCACACGAACGCGCACGAAGTCGCTGTCTTCGCCGTAGTCGCTGACCCACTTCGCAATCAGTTCCTTGTTGGTGATCTTGACCTTGCGGCTGTCGATCTGCCAGGTCTTCCACCGGTGGCGCTGCTTGCCGAAGCACTCGGCGAACGCGCCGGTGTTGCGGGTCGGGTTGCCGAACACGAAGTGCATCGGCTCGCCGTCGGTCTTGCCGCCCTCGGCCACTTCCCAAATCTTCGACGGGATGGCCGACGCTTCGTCGAACAGATACCACGGGGTCGATGACGCCGCGTGCAGGCCGGCGAACGACTCGCTGTTCTCTTCGCGCGATGTCTGCGCATCGACGCGCCACGTGTCGGGGTGGTCGTTGTGCACCATCCGCATGGCGCCCTTGCCCGTCGTGATGGTGAACCAATGCGCGTTGACCGAGCGCTTGACCCATGCCGACACGCCGGCCCAGGTCTTCGATGCCAACTGCTCGGCGGTGTTGGCCGTGATCACGCCCTTGCTGTGCGGGCGCGTGGACATGATGAAGTGGGTCAGCCACGCGGCCATGGCCGACTTGCCGATCCCGTGGCCCGATGACACCGCGGCCTGAATGGGCGCCACCGCGTGCACGCCGTCGAACCCGCGGGCCTTGATCTCGCCGCCCAGCCAGTCGAGGAATTCGCAGGCCCAGCGGTCAGGGCCGAACCGACAGCCAAAGCGCTCACGGTAGGGTGACTCGAGCTCGACGATCTGGATGCTCGGGTCGGTGTCCCAGGGATAGCTGTACATGACGAACCCGAGCGGGTCGTCGAAGAAGCCGCCGATGTCGGTGGCGAGTTGCAGTTCGGCGTTCATCAGCAGAGGTCGCTGCCGGGCTCGTCGTCGCTCACAGCCGCACGCCGGCGGCCCGCGAGCACCGCGCCAGCTAGGTCGACGGCACCGCTGTGCTCGAGCTTCTGTGCGAGGTGGAAGGTCTGCGGGTCGTAGCGCTCGAGCAGGAACATCAGCAGCTTGTCGCTGCCGTTCACAGCGCGGCGCTCGGCTTCCTTCTTCAGCTTGTCGAGGGTCACGGCCAGCGCGTCGCGCAGCCGCTGGTCGAACGTCGGGTCTTCCTGGCGCCAGCGAAACAGCGTCACGCGGTTCACACCGATCGCTGCGGCCACCTCGCTCGGCCCCATGCCCGCGGCCATCATTTCGACCGCCGCAGCCTTGCGCAACTCTTTGCGCTGGCTGGGCATTGGCTGGGCGTCCTCGAATAGGCGGTTCTCGCGCGCTTCCTCGCGCTCAATGGCGGTCAGGGCGTCCGATTCGGGCAGGTCGGGGGTATCCATGGCCCGGCCGAATCTACCGGCCGGTCAGCGGGTCATGTGCACTCGATTCGCTTCCACTCGACGGCCACGCGTGTCCGTACCTTGCCGTCGTAGATGGCTTTGATCAGCGACTTGCTGACCTCGAACTTGTCGGCGATCCACGCGTAGGACAGTTGCCGCTCGTTCAGCACGCGGTGGATGTGACCGCGGCTCAGGCCCTGCTTTGCGTACTCGTCGACCAGCATGTCGCGGCACGCGAGCAAGTCCTGTACGAGCTCGACATCGTGATCGGTCAGCTTGGCTCGGCCATGGCCTTCACCCATGCGCTTGCCGTTTTCGTTGATTGCCACGAGCTTCATGCGGCACCCCCGAACGTGCAACAAATTGCGGATTGAGAGTCGACCAGTGCCTTTAGATCGAACGCGCTTTTTTCCGCGCATTCAGTGCAACGAACCCCCGTGCAACTGCAACATTGCAACACCCCATAGGGTGGTGTTGCGTATGTTGCAGTTCGCTCGGACCACGCAACAGCAACAACAGTGCAACGTTGCACCCATGTTGCAGTGTTGCAAGCAGAAATTTGCAGGTTCATAAGCCACCTCACACGATCGAAAGGCTGTCGTCTTCAAGGAAGTACGGAGCCGAATCGCCTTCGCACAACTCCATCAGCGCCCGCCGCACGCGCTGTTTGCGGGTATCACGCTTGCCGTCCTCGGGCTCAGGCAAGCGTTTCGCGGCCTCTTCAATCACGAACTTCAGTTCGATGCCCGAGGTCTGCGACTCGGCGACCTCGCTCATCACGGCGATCACAGCGCGGCTCACCGGCCCCGCCCGCTTCAGCGCCTCGCCCACCTGACCGGCGGCCGGCAGTTCGGCCTCGACGACCACGCAGCTCGTTTCGATCTCGCCCTCGTCATCCAGTCCCACAGGCACGATCTTCAAATCGAAGCCCCAGCCGACGCCGTCCTCGCCGTCCTTCTGCTTCGACGTGCGAATCGCCCGACCGCCGACACCCCTGGTCACTTCTATCTCGGCGTCGGCCGCAGCCTTGAGACCCGACCAGCCACGTGCACCCTTGCTGGTGTCCTTGCCCGCGTGGTGGACGAGCACCACCACGGCGCCGGTGGCGCGGTGGATGCCCTTGCAGTTCTTCAGCGCCTTGCCCACGTCCTCGCCGGCGTTCTCGTTGGCGCCGGGCATGGTCTGCGCGAAGGTGTCGACGATGACCACGTCAGCGCCACCCCACGCGACGATCGACTTGCACACGTCGACGGCGTCGCCGTGCTCCATCAGGTTCGGGGCGGCCGGGATGATGCCCAGCGGCACGCCGGCGTGCGTGGCCTTGTGCTCGATCTCGTAGGCCTTGAGGCGCTTGCTGAAGCCGCCGCCGCCTTCGGCCACCACGTAGGCCACGCGGCCCTGCTGCACGCGCTTGCCGCGCCACGGCAGGCCCCGGGCGATGGCCTCGGCCAGGTCGAGCGCGACGAACGACTTGCCGGCCGTCGACTCGCCGAACAACACCACGAGCTCGGCCTGCGGCAGCACGTCGCGCACGATCCACGTCGGCAGTGGCCGGCTCGCGTACTCGGTCGCGTCGATGACCTTGAACCGATCCGCTTTCGCCTGCTGTGCGGCGATCGTCTCGGGGGTGTCCTCGATCACGTCGAAGTCGTCGGCCGCCTCGAGCGCCGCGATGTCGATACGGGCGCCGTTGGCGTTCGCCATACGCACCAGCACGTGGGCGGTGGTGGGCCGCTGGCCGCCACGACCGAACGAGTCCCAGCGGCCGCGCAGCGCGTCGGTGCCCGGGTAAGTGCTGCCGGGTGCTGACCACTGGTCCCACAGGTCGAACCCGTCGCCGCTGGTCTCGTGGTGCAAGGCCATGCCGACCGACAACCAGTCGGCGTGCGGCATGGACGGGTCGAGCACGTCGAGCGCTTCCTGCAGTTGGGCCTGCGTGAGCCCGAGCGGGGGCGTGTCGCTCGTGTATTCAGCAGGCTCTGACGCCTCGCGCTGGAAACGCCGGGCGCAGTAGGCAAGCAGTTCACCAGATGCCTCGGCGACGGTGTCCTGCGAGTCGGTGAGCTTGGTCACGTCGAGCAGCGAGCCCGTCACCGTGACGAAGCCCTTGCTCGCGAACGTCTCGATGCCGAAGGGCTTGCCGTGGGCGTCCTTGCGGTTGCCCAACTGGCCGAGCACGAAGGCACGCACGCCGCGGCCCGAGGGTGAGAGCTCGGCGTAGGTGCCGGCGACCAGGCGTTCGACCTCGGGGTGCACGCGGCCAGCGGTCACGCAGTTGTCGAAGTCGAGGGCGGTGACGCCCCACTCGGGCATAGGCGCGAAGCCGACGCCCCAGCCGCGGGCCATGGCGACCTTGACGGCGTCGGCGTAGGTCACGAGGCGGGCACGGTCTTCTGTGGCGCCCTGGCGGCCGCGCCGCTTGCTGCCGTCGGCATAGACGGGCACCTTGCGCTGCTTCACTTCGCCGGGGATTTGTTCGAAGCGCCAGCAGAGCCAGCCGGGCAGATGACTGATGGCATCGGGCACGCCCATGCGAGAGATCAGGGGGTTCAGTGTGGGGACGCTCATGCCAGTTCGCACCCCAGGGTCGACATGATGGAATCGGCCCACGCCTTCGCGAGGGGGTAAGGCACCGCATCGGCGAGGCCGTGCTGCAGCGTCACGCATGGG